ATCGTCTTCCCAGCCTCCAGCGGCGTCGTGGGACAGCCCATCGCGTTCCCGGACCTGGGATCCCAGTGGTTCCTCTGCTACCTCAACGCCACCGAGATCGCCGCCTGGGAGGTGCAAAATGGCGTTCGGTAGGGTTTTGGACATCTACGCGGGGGACAATCCTGCGGGGACGCAGGTGGGCACAGCGACGCTCATGCTGCAGGGCGAACTTTACCAGCTCGCCGGGATCAACCACGTCACCGGCGAGGATTCCCTGCACGCCTCCGCGGAGGTCCACCGTTCGAACACGATGGATCGCAACGTCGCCGAAGTCAAGATCATGAACTTGAACTCCGACACGAGGAAGTGGTTGGAAGATCCGGGCAAGATCCTGCGGGTGGACGCGGGCTACACCGACGAGGGTTTCGGCACGATCTTCTTGGGCCAGATCGACTACGCCACATCGACGCTGATCGAGAGCGACTGGGTGACGACCATCAACGCCTACGGCTTCCGCGCGCGGTCGATGGAATTCGAAACTCTTCTGACCGCAGTCTCCTACGACCCCGGCACCGACCTCCAGACGATCCTCAACGGCCTGGGCCTGATCCTCGGGGTGCCGGTCTTCGGGGTGAACGTATCGAACATCGTTCCCCAGGGCGGCTTCGTGGATGTGGGGCCGATGCGGAAGATGTTCCGGAGGGTCGAGAAGATCCTTGCCGCACCCGGGGTCAACTTGGGGCTCTACTACGACCTCGCAGAACTTCGCGTCTTCAAGGCGGGCCAGCCCGACTTCCAAATCGAAACGCTGATGTGGGACCTCACCAGCGGACTCACCAGCGCCAAGTGGGTGGTCCACGAGGTCACGGCCTGGCGCAAAGAGGTCAAGGCTGCGCGGGCGCTCCAGAAGGCCCAAGCGGCCTACAACAAGCGAAAGTCTCCTGACGGGCAGACACGCGCCGCGCAGACCGTGTGGTATAAGAAGTACGCTGACGCCGAAGCCAAGCGGGAGCGTGTCGAGCTCCACGGGCTCGTCAACCACATTGCCCGCCCCAACTGCCCCGTCAAGGTAAGTCACCCGGCGCTCTCCACCGACGGATACATGCTTCTCGTGGCGGACGACATCACCTATCGCCTGACGAACTTTGGCGAGGACTTCGACATGGCGATCCACGCATCGCGCGATGCGTCGGGGAACGTCTGATGTCGAAGATCACCCTTCCCGAGGCCGTCCAGTTCCTGATCGACGCCAACATCGAAGGCGTCCACACCAGCATCCCCGGGATCGTGACGTCCTACGACGGCCACAAGACCCGCCGCGCCACGGTCCAGCCCTCCGTTCGGCTCCCGTCCTCCAACGGTGTGCTCATGGACATCCCGCCCATCGGCGGCGTGCCGGTGGTGTTCCCCTCCTCCGCCCTGGGCACCCTGTTCTTCCCGATCAACCCGGGCGACGGCGTGACGCTGGTGTTCTCCGAGGTGGGGATCGGGAGATACCTGCAGAGCGACGGGAGCGACCTAGCCGACCCGGGCTCGCTGGACCGTCACGCCCTGACCGACGCCATCGCCATCCCCGGCCTCTGGACTTGGAGCTCCGCACCGGAGTTCCCCGCCAGCGCGACGATGGATGCCGTGGTGCTGGTGAGCGGGAACGGCTCGATCGTGGAGCTGGGCGCGACGGTCGGGATTCGAAACGCCCAGACCGACCTCCGGGCGGAGCTGGAGACGATCTACGCCGAGCTGGACCAGCTTCGACAGGATTTGACGCTGAACTTCACGAACGTCGGGGCCGGGATCTCCGCCGGTGCGTCCTTCCTCACCGCTGCCGTCGCTGCGGCCACAGCCGCCGCCACGCTGCACACTGTCGCGAGAGCACAGGTCGCTCTCGACAAGGCCTCCCTGCAGGAGCTTCTGAAATGAGCACGACCATCGCCCTCGGGATCGACGCCGTGGACCCCACGATCGCCACGCCGATGTACGACCTCTACCTGGATCCCACCGGGCAACTGAAGTTCCACCAAGTCACCAACGCCGTCGTGGCCCAGGCGGTCATCACCCGGCTACGCACCATGCTGGGCGAGTGGTACCAAGACCCTTCCATCGGGATCGACTACGTCGGGCAGGTACTCATCAAGGGACCGAATCTCGCCACCCTCCAGAGGTATTTCGCAGCGCAGATCGCGCTCGTGCCCGGCGTGGCCTCGGTGGTCTCCGTCGTCTGCACGCTGAATTCCGCGACGCGGACGCTCTACGTGAAATTCTCCGCCATCGCCACCGACGGCACAGCCGTCCAAGGGAGCATTTGATGGGAACCTACGTCACAGCCACGGGCTTCGTCGCCCGCACGCTCCAGCAGATCCTCTCCAGCCTCAACGCCGCGATGGTCTCGTTCTTCGGCCCGACGATCGACACCTCCGCCGAAGGCCCCACGGGACAGCTCCTGGGCCTGGAGGCCGCAGGTCTGGGCGACATGTGGGACGCGACTCAGGAGGTCTATGCATCCATGGATCCGGCACAGGCTTCCGGTGCGGCCCTGGACCGCATCTGCACCTACACGGGCGTCGTGCGTATCGCCGCGGCGGAGTCCACGGTGTACGCGAATCTCTACGCTCTCCCCGCCAACGACGGGGTAACGATTCCTTCTGGCAGCACGGCCCGACGGGTGAGGGGGGCGGTGGTATTCTCCCTATCCACCAACGCCGTCATTTCGTCGGGCTCCTGCCAGGACCTCTACCTGTCGTTCGGCACCGTGCCAGCGATCGGTGCCACGGTGACGCTGGTCACATCGTTCGGCAGCTTCTCCGTGACCGCGACCTCGGACGCGGACGCCACGACGCGGGCCATCAACACGATGAATCTGCTCGCCATCGCGATCAACGCAGGCACCTGGGGCACCCCCACACCGCCGACGCTTCCTGGCGTGGCCCAGGTCTGGTCCAGCGGCGTGATCCAGTACCCGACGACGGACGCGGTTGGCGGTGAGCAGTTCCCGACGGGCGTGGTCCTTCGGCTTCAGCACCCGATGACCCCGTACTCCTACTCGTCGGCTAACCCTTCGAACTCGCAGTGGACGACGGATCTCATCGGCTCCCAGGGTTCGTTCATCTGCAACGTGACCGGCGCCCAGACCGTGGCGATCAACGAGCTGACGGCGATCGTCTCCCCGCAGACCGGCTGGGCCTTCGTGACGAACCTCGTGCCCGGCGTTCCTGGTCGCGACGTGGAGACCGACGACGCCCTGCGCCTGCGCCGCGCACAACAGATCGGCCTTGGGCTCTCCACTCCCGCCGCCATGACCGCCTACATCTACGACAACGTGGCCGGTGTCTCCACCGTGGCGGTGTCCTCCAACGACGGCGACACGGCGATCGACGCCTACACCCCAGCGCATTCCGTGACGGCGACCGTGGTCGGCGGAGATCCCCAGGCCATCGCCAACGCGGTGTGGGCCAGCAAACCCGCAGGCATCGCCACGGGGGGCAACACGACGCGCTCGGTGCCGGACTCCCAAGGGACCCTGCACAACGTCTCCTTCAACATTCCGACGGCGACGCTCATCTGGGTGAAGGTGCTCTACGACCTCTACACCGAGGAGTCCTTCCCAGGCAACGCGGCGATCACGACCGCAATTCTCGCGTGGGCGGCGGCGGAGTTCACCGCAGGCAAGGACGTGATCGCGCCGAGGTTCCTGGCCCCCATCTACACGGTGCCGGGGATCGGAAACGCGCAGGTGACGGTCTCCACAGACGGCAGCACCTACGTCGCAGGGCCCATCGTGCTCGGCCCCGGAAACGTGGCGGAGATCCCGAACGGCACCTACATCGCCTACGGTACGCTATGAGCGACGAACCCATCCAGCCAGTCGACCACAACGACCTCCAGGAGCTTCTCCTGGAGCAGTACAAGTGGCGCACCGACACGACGCCCTCGCGGATCACGAACATGATCTCGATGCTGGCCTCGGAGATGAACTTGGTCGAGGACGCGATCCAGGAGTTGCTGACGGCGTTCGACATGGCCACGGCCATCGGAGTGCAGCTGGACATGCTTGGGGCGATCTTCGGGGCACCCTTGCGCAACGGCGCGACGGACTCCGCGTATCGGATCACCGTCCAGACAGCGGCGCTGAAGGCAACCTCCGGCACACCCGAGCAGCTGATCGCGGCGATCCGCGGAGTGGCGGGCGGCGTCGCCCCCATCATCCTACAAGAAGTGCAGCCCGCCAAGGTGTATGCTTTCTATGGTACGGGGGCGATCCCGGGGATCACCGTGGCGCAGATTCGGCCATCGGCAGTGCCGGCGGGTGTGCAGTTGATCTTCACGGACTTCCGCATCACCGACGACGGCACGGTGCGAGTTACAGATGACCTTCAAACAAGACTGGTGGGGGGCTAACCATGGGCTACAGAATTCAGGATTTGACTGCCGCGACGGTGCTCACGCCGGCGACGGACCTCTTGGAGTTTCAGCAGCTGTCGCAGTCCGCCCCCACCAGCCGCAAGGTGACACTTGCGCAACTCCTGGCGAGCACTCTTCAGCCGGCGAACAACCTGTCCGACATCGTGAGCGCGACGGCAGCGCAGGCGAACCTGGGGCTCGGGTCCGCCGCGACGCAAGCATCTTCGGCGTTCGACGCGGCGGGCGCGGCAGCGGCGGCACTGGTATCCGCTACGGCATTGGTGACCGCAGAGACGACCCGAGCAGAAGCCGCAGAAGTCGTGTTGTCCAGAGGTGTAGGCATCTACACGGTGCCCTGCACAGCGGTTGCGGCAGGGAACTCTGGAGCAGATTTGGCCGTCGGCAATGCCAAGGTCCGCCTCAACCAACTGTCCGTGAACGTATTCTACCTGGATGTCGACATTCCCGCGATGGCGACTGGTACCGGAGCTGGATCCCACCCCGTACACTACGGCATAAATATGGCTGGAATTGTTGAAGCTCAGTGGTTGGCCTGGCAGGCCGTCGCATCTTCCGTACCCAAGGGGGTTATCATGGGCATGTTCTCCCAGGCGGCAACACCAACCATGTTTCCGGTCACGACGCACCTTCTCGGTGGGTATGACATCACGCTCTCGCCTGCATACGGAGACGGGTCTGGGGGAAGCAATTTGACGCTCATGTGGCCCGCGAATGTTGGCGCACACATCTTCGGGGTGCTGTATGTCGGTGCTTAAGGGACCTCTCAGGGCACTCCTACTCACCATCGCGGCGGCCCTGGCCCAGTCTCCCACCGGCCCAGGAACCTTCGTGCTCCACCGCCCCACCTCGGGCGCTCCGGTGGATCTCATGTACCTCGACTCCGTGTGGAATGTCGGCACGGGTCTGCGCCGCTCCGGTGACACCATCTTCCTCAACTACTCCGGCGTCACGCCGGGGGCGTACGGGGACGCGACCCATGTCTTCCAGGGCACAGTGGACTCCTTCGGGCGCATTACCAGCGCCACCAGCGTGCCGATCACGGGCGGTGGCGGGGGCGGAGGCGTCTCCTCGTTCGCCGGGCGCACTGGGCCTGTAGTGCCTCAGCGGAGCGACTACGCGGGGTACTACCTGGACTCCGCCCAGGCATCCCCCCTCATCGGAGACAGCCTCGCCGCGAACTCCCAGGGCTGGCAGACGGCGGGGCAGGTCGATATGCTGATCTCCGACACCGCAACCACGCTCCGGACCCTCCAGGCCGATTCCATGGCCCTCGCGCGCATCCTGCTGGCGGACACCTCCTCGGCCCTGCGGACGCTTATCGGGCGCTACCTGCCTTTGTCGGGCGGAACACTAACTGGCCCGCTTGGAGGGACTTCAGCGACGTTCTCCAATTCGGTTACCGGTATCGTGCTGACCGCCAATCGCACGGCGTCTGATGCCATTGGCGCGGGCCCCGACGTGAACATTCAAGACCCTGCTCCGACTGGATCAGCCTGGACATTCCAGCTCATGGCCACCGGCAGCAATCTTTCCCTGACGAGCTTGGTTGGTGGGACCCAACGGACGCCGATTTCGATTACCCCGACAGGGATGATTTCCGCACAGGCTTACGCGACCACTGGCGGTACGTCCTCTCAGCTCGTGTCGGGAACCGGATCTCTCGTTTCGCCGTCCGCCTTCGATGTCGATTCCGCCCGCGCCTCCCACATCGCGGACACGGCGAAACGCTCGGGGTGGGCGCTCTATGCGGACTCGGCTCGCGTATCTGGTGGCGGGGGAGGCGGCGGATCGGGCGGTGCGATCTACTCCAGCTCGACGCCGATCACGGTCGCCACAACCACGCTGACCAGCCTCACGCCCTCCATTCCGACGATCCCGAGCGCGAACCAGGGGCCCGGCTTCGTCTACGCGCTTGAATGGGATGGTACTGGATCCTGGGCCACGCTCGCCAACACGCTGAACCAGACCGTTTCCATGGGCGGCACGACACTGGTCTCCTGGACGCTTGCCGGGACCACGGTTCCCTACCTGCAAGCGGGCGGTGCGGTGAAATTCCGGACGGACCTCCGCGTCTTCGCACAGACCGCCATCGGCGCAACGGCTACAGTCAAGGTCAAGGGCTTCCTGGAGGTTGACGGCGGCTACTACCAGGGGCACCCGATCTACCAGCGCCTCAACGTGGACGAGGTCGCGACGGTCAATACCACGGCGGCGAACATCCTTCAGGAGTCCGTCCAGTGGAGCGCGGCCGGGGGCAACACGCTGACCATGGACCAGATCGCGGAGTGGTTGGTCACCACACAGACCACGGCATCCTTCCCGCCATCGGGGACGGCTTCTGGGGATCTCTCGGGGAGCTATCCAGGCCCCATCGTCTCAGGATTGTTGGGGCACTCGCTTGGATCTTTGACGGTCGGGTACCCCAACTGGAACGGTTCCGCGTGGGTCTGGACAACCCCGACCGGTGCGGTGACCTCCGTCTTCGGGCGTACTGGTGCGGTCGCGGCCACGACCGGCGACTACACGGCGGCGCAGGTGGGGGCAGAACCAGCGATCACCGCTGGCACCACGGCGCAGTACTGGCGCGGCGACAAGTCATGGCAGCCCTTCCCGACCACCTGGGCGTGGGGATCGCTGACCGGCATTCCGGCCAACGTGACCTCGTTCGGCTCCCTGGCGAACACGGCTGGTGCCCTGACGAACAATGGATCCGGGACATTTTCGTACGCCGCCTATGTTCCAGCCTTCACCAGCGCCGCCGAGAACCTCTTCTGGGCCACGCCCAACGGGGCCAGCGGGGTCCCGAGCCTCCGGGCCATCGTGAACAGCGACATTCCCTCCTTTTTTGGCGACGTCACGGGGACGATCAACGCGACTGCGGTCAACCGAATCAACGGCGTCAGTCTGGCCGGGCTTGCCACAGGGCTCCTGAAGAACCTCACGGCCCTGGGTACGCCGTCCATCGCGGTAGGCTCTGACCTGAACACAACGTTCGGGAGTCAGACGGCGAACTACTTCTACGCGGCGCCGAACGGATCCGCGGGAAACCCATCCTTTCGTGCGATGGTCGCCGCGGATGTGCCGACCCTGAACCAGAGCACCACTGGCACAGCCGCGAACATCACGGCCACGTCGAACTCGACACTGACGACGCTCTCCGTGCTCTCCCTCCCCATCGGGCAGGTGACGGGCACGATCAATGCCTCGCAGGTCAACGGCGCGGCAGTACCAGTCTCCAAGGCTTTCGTCGGGACCAACACCTCGGGGCAGATCATCGACGCCACCAGCACAGTCATCACCGCCGCGATGGAGCCAGCACACACGGGCGACGCGACCAATACGGCGGGGTCGCTCGCCATGACGATCCCAGCGGGGACGGTCACTCTGGCGAAACAAGCGAACCTTGCGGCCAACAGCGTGGAGGGAAACCTTACAGGGTCTGCAGCGACGCCAGTCGCGGTCCCGGCCTCCGCGACAGGCACGGCATCCTCGGTAGCCGTGCGCGATGCAAATGGCGGATTGACCTCCGATCAGTTATCCCAAGCCGTCCAAACCATCGCGGTCGGGACAGCGATCTCCGCAAACCTCGCGAATGGGGGGACGGTACTCATTGGAGCATCCGGGGTGCCCGGCGCCCTAACTGCTGCGACCACGATCACGTTCTCCAATCCTCTGATCGGGTCAACCTCGCGGGTTATTTTCAAGCAAGGCACGACAAGTTTTGCCGTGACATTCACCATCTCCGGGTACACGTTCTACCAAAACGGAAAGACCGCTGGCGTGGCCTCTGGATCCGCCGTCCTTCTAGCTGCGGACATGACGCTTTCGCAGTACTACACAGCCGCGATCACTTGGCTTTCCGCCACGACAGCATCTGTCGCCCTCCTCAAATCCTGATCGGATCCCACCATGCGCATCCTGAAACTCCTTCTCGCTCTGGGCTCCATCGCCGGAGCCACGTCGATCACCTCAGCCGTGGGCGGGAATCCGAATCCGCTCCTGACCACGGGGGACATCTGGGCCGGCACGACCAACGGCGCACCGACGAACCTCCCAGCGGGGGCATCGGGTACGTTCCTCGGCTCCAACGGCATCGGGATTGCCCCGACGTACCAGCTCATCAATTACTCCAGCCTGACGGGGACGGTGCCGACGTGGAACCAATCCACCACCGGGTCGGCGGCCACCCTCACAACTCCACGGACCATCGCGACCAGTGGGGACGCTGTGGGTACAGCGACCAGCTTCAATGGTTCCGCAAACATCTCGATTCCGACGACCGTGGTTGCCGTCAACGGCGCGGCAGTACCGGCCTCCAAGACCATCGTGGGGACCAACGCCTCCGCCCAGATCGTGGACGCCTCAGCCGCGACCCTAGCGAACAACACCACGGGCAGCGCGGCCAAGTGGACCACGCCTCGCACACTAGCGTGGACCAGTGACGCCACCGGATCCATGTCGGTAGATGGTTCGGGGAATGCTTCCACTGCGCTCACCCTCGCTACGGTCAACAGCAACGTGGGGAGCTACGGTGCGGCCTCCACGGTGCCGGTGGTGACGGTCAACGCCAAGGGGCTCGTGACCGCGGTCTCCACAGCCACGATCACTCCAGCGGCAATCGGGGCGGCCTCAGTTGCTTCTCCGACATTCACCGGGACCGTGACGACACCGGCCTTCACGCTCTCCGGCGCTAATACCGGCCTTTTCACCAGCACCTCCGGGTCCATGGGAGTCACTTCCGGAGCAACCGGAACCATGCTGGTTGGAGCAGGCGTGGGCGCCGTTCCGACTTGGTCCGCCTCCCCATCGGTGGCAGGGACGCTCACCTCAACAGATGCATCGGCGCTCGCGAACGGGGTCGTGGTCGGCGGCAACGCAGGGATGGGCACGGCTGTCGCAAGCGGATCCGGGGCTTGGTTCGGGCCGACTGGCGGGAACTCGATTACAGCAGGCACAGAAAACGGCGTGATGGCTGCGCCGACCTACATGGATATCACGTCGCCAGGCTCCATCCAGGCGCAGGCGGCGACTACGTTCTCGCTGGCAATCGGGAGCGTTTATTCGTTCATCGCACTATCGGCGTCAACCTCTGGGGTGACGCTGAACGGAACCACGACCATCGGCTCCGGCACCGGCACGGCGGTCCTGACCTCTGGTGTTGTCTCGACGCTCTCTGGGACGAATCTCGTCCTCGGGAATGGCTCCACGATTCCGCAATCCACGTTCCAACCCGCACTCTCTGGAGGCACCACGGGGGCGCTGACCAAGTGGACCGGCTCGTCCACGCTGGGCAATGCTGTGGCAAATACGGATTATCTCCCCGTCGCCAATCCGACCGCTACAGGCACCCTCACGGCTCCCGTCATTGTTGGAGGTCTATCAGATGTTAGGATTGCGGATTGGGCCGGGTCCTCGGGGATTGGATGGATTGGGCAATCGAATACATACAATAGTGGTTCGGGGACGTACAGTGCGGGAATCCTGTTCAATGGTGGATTGACTGCTATCGAGGGATCTATCTCACAAGGCGTCCAAATCAATGTCAATCGATCTACTGTTGGCTTATTCAATACGACAGGAGTCACGATTACTGGCAATTTATTCAATACACTTGGAGCAAATCTCAATTCAGCCGGGGCTTTGGGCGCGAGCGCCGGAACCTACGGCGCGTTGGTCGGTGCGTACTCTAACATGCAATCGTCGTCCCGTGGTGGATTGATTGTTGCGATGCCGAGCGGATACACTGGCAACCCTCTGCAAGTCGATTTGGCTGGATCGTCTACGGTGTTCGCGGTTGGATCTGGTGGAGCAATCACGTCCAATGCTACAGGCACCGCGATCTCCGCGCCGAATGGGAACATCTCTGCGCAAGGGGCTGCGAGCACTGGAGGCGAAGTAATAGGTGGTACTGCTGCAATTGGGACAGCTAACTATAACTCAACATATGGCTGGGTTGGACTTTCTGGAAAGAATGGTGCTTCAAACGCGACGGATTTTGGAATATTGTTTGATGCGACAGGCTCTCCAAACTTAAATTCATCTGCATCCAGTAGTGGTTATATTTTAGCAGCAGGAATCCAAGAAGCAAATTGGAATACCGCAAGTTTCAATTTCACCGAACCTGTAACATTTAATGGGATTGTTGCTAGGCAATCCTACAATCGCAATACCTCTGCGACACTCGGAAATGTCACGGTATCAGCGCTCTATTCGGTAATCTCGCTGGAGCCGGGCTCATCGAATCCAACCACGCTTACATCGATCCCAAACGGAACGGTGGACGGGCAGCAGTTGACGTTGATCCAGAATGCCCCGGCAACCTGCGTGGTGTCGTCCTCAAACCTTGTCGCTACTTTTTCCCTGACCGCAGGAAGCAGTCGGAATCTGACATGGAATGCTGCGAACTCCAAATGGCTCTGAAAAGGAATCACATGAAACACCTCGCCCTCCTCCTGACCCTCGCCGCCCTCGCCGGGGCCACAGATAAGCTGTCCGCAGTTGGGGACATCGCAGACAACCGAGGCGCAGGGCTCATCCAGTTCCGGATCTCGGACTCCTTGGCCCTCGCCCGCTTCCGGGCCGACAGCACCCTCGCCGCCGGATTCTTGCGCGAGGCCCACTCCCTGGACTCCTCCGCTGCGGACCAGCACGCGAAGGCTCGGGACCGCACCGTGCAGGCTCAGACGACCTACGACCTCGCCGTCTACCACCTTTCGCAAGACACGGCGCGGAAGGCGCGGTGAGAGTACTTTTACACCAGGAGGGCGAGCGGTGAATCCAGCCAGTGCGGCCATGCTTCCGGACCCAGCCGAGCGCCTCGAAGCGCGGGAGCCGAAACGCCGTCCCTCCGAAATCCTCGCCTCCGAGACATGGTTCCTCGCGAAGGTCGTCGGGGGCGTCGTCTCCGGCCTCTACCTCGGCTTCCAGGTCCTCGGGATCGGGCTGGTCACGCAGCAGATCTACGCGAAGGACCTCGCGAAAATCCAGGCCCAGTTTGCCGACCACTCTGTCCGCCTCTCCCTCTGCGAATTCCGCCTCGATCACCAGCCCAACGACACGCCGTCTCGCACGGCATCCATGTACCCAGGAGCCCATCGATGAGTTTTCCCGACTCTCTTTCCATGGTCCTCCAGTTCGAGGGCGGATTCGTGGACAACCCCGACGACCCGGGTGGAGCGACAAACCAGGGCGTCACGCAGGCCGTGTACGACCGCTGGCGCACCGAGCACGGCGTCCCGGCCCAGTCCGTCCGGCGCATCCTGCCCAACGAGGTCGCTGCGATCTACCAGACCGAGTACTGGCTCCCGGCCCACTGCAACGTCCTGACGCCCCCGCTCGATGCCGTGGTGTTCGACTGCGCGGTCAACTCCGGGGAAGGCCGGGCGATCCGGACCCTCCAGCAGGCGCTCCAACTGACCGACGACGGCGCGTGGGGGCCGGAGACGCAAGCCGCCGCGCTCGCGTGCGACCCGAGGGCCGTCGCGAGCCGGTACCTGGACCTGCGGGACATCTTCTACAACGCCGTCGCGCGCGCACGGCCACAGTCCCTGGAATTCCTTCGGGGCTGGCTGAACCGGATCGCGGAAGAGCGCACCAAGCTGGACCTCGCCTGATGTGGCACCTCATCGCACTGGCCCTCGTTTTCGGCCTCCTGGTCTGCGCCGGGGCGCTGGGGCTCGCGGCAATCTACCCGCGCTGGGGCCGCGAGGACCTGGACCCGGACGATGGGTGCGACGGGGAGACGGATTCGATTTTCAACAGGGGCCAAAAATGAACCAACCAGTCAAAGGGTATTCGGGGGCCGGTGGCGGCTTCATGGGAATCGGACCATGCCGCTACGTGTCTGACCTGGAGAAGGCAACCGGCAAGTGGATCCAGGACCTGTTCGACTTCTTCGCCGGTACCAGCGTGGAGGCCATCGACGCCGGAATGTACGCCTGCGGATTCCACGGCCAGGACACCCTGGACATGCACCACGAGCACGGGGCCGCAATCTTCGGCAAGCGGAATCTGCGGTACCGGCTGACCAAGTGCGGCCCCCAGTACGACAGCAAAGTGATCGACGCCCTGCTCAAGGAGAAGTGCGGCGACAGGACGATGGCCGAAACCGTCAAGCCCTTGTACCTGACTGCCTGGGACATGCGCCGCAAGCAGCTGAAGGTCTTCGGCCCGAAGGACAAGGACGTGCCCGTATGGTTCGCCATCCGGTGCTCCATGGCTGCCACGACGTTCTTCTCCACGCCGGACGGCAGACACGGGGATGGAGGCTTCGCCGCCAACGATCCGCTCCTGGTGGGCTTCGCTGGCGTGGTCATGGATGACTCGGTGGACGTGAGCCACGGGATCAAGATGCTGAACATGGTGACCAGCGGGCTCAACCCCGAGGGCCCGCCGGTCGGCAACGACTGGTTCATCCTGACATATCTCAAGCAGATCGTGCTCAAGGCCATCACAACAGGCAACTCGGCAGACGTGGAATTCATCCGCGGAGCCATCAACGCATTCGTCAAGAAGATGGGTGGTGGGGCGGACCGGCTCTTGAACTTCCGCGTGAATCCACCCTGTACGGATTACCAATTGGACGAGACCCAACACGCTGCCGACGTGGAGGCCATCTGGGCAGAGTGCTTCAAGCAGGACAAGGACGAGTTGCTGGCGTACCTGGCGGACCCCCAGTGAACTTCGCCGCACTCATCCGGCTGGTGGTCGGCAAGGAAGGGTTCAAGTCGAATCTGGAGTCCTGGATCGGGATCATCGCTGCCTGCGGCGGCATCTGGGCGGCCCAGCGGTTCTTCGGGATCACGCTGGACGACCTGCACCGGCTGGGGGTCGTCGCCGTGAGCATCACCGTTTCGAATCAACTTCTGGCCAACCTTCCGTGCGTCAAGAGAGTAGATTCGATGTTCTCGAAAGCCACGTCGGAAGCGCCGACCGTGCGCGAACCATCAACGGAGAAAACACCATGAGCATCCTTTCCGAAATCGAAGCCGGGCTGGCCACCGCCGCCCACAAGGGTCTCCACCTGATCGAAGCGGGCTCGCACGCCCTGATCGAGGCCGTCCACTCCACCGTTCCCCCCACCCAGGTCCAGGAAGTCCTCAAGATCGGCACCTCGGCGCTGCTCTCTGTGGCCGCGCCGGTCATCGCCACCGGCGAGCCCATCGCCGCCGAGACCGTGGGCAACGCCGTGGCCGGTGCTGTCGGAGGCACCTTTGGCCCCGCCATCGGCACCGCAGTCACCCAGGCCGTCTCGGTGGTGCTCACCGCCGACGTGGCGAAGGTCGAGAGCGACGTCGCGAATTTGGGCGGCTGACCGCACCAGGGCAGAACTATCTTCTGCTCTGCGCGAATGTGTGGAAAGGGACCGGAGGCCTCTTGGGATTTATCCCGAGAGGCCTCTTCCTTTTCAAGCGTCGGAAGGATCCCGAAACCCTAGCATCACGGGAAATCTGGGTGCTTCCTTCGACCCGGTGGGGAAGAACTTGTACTTGGCGATTCGGCCCGCCAGGGTGTCGCGATCCCGCCACAGGGCCAGACGCTCCTCCGCGGTGAACCCGCCGCCGATCCCGAACTCCACGCCGGTCTCGGGGTCCTTGCAGAGCAGCGTGCCCAGCGCCCCACCGCCGACTTTCCCCGCCTTCGCCGTGGACCGCTTGGCGTGCCCCAGGGCGTCGGTGGTCTTTTCGTTCTCGTTGTGCATTAGCTCCTCGTAGCCGACCACCAGGGCCTCGGCGTCGGAGAACCGCTTCACCTTCAGGAGGTAGCCCTCGCGCACCGTGGCGCGACCGCACTTGTACGGCCCATCCACCGACCGCACCATCGCGCCCTCGTAGCCCTGGTCCAGGTAGTCCTGCTCGGCCGCGAGAAGCTCCTCGGCGTTGTGGACGAGCTTCTGGGCCACCAGCTGCATGGGGATGTGGAGGCGCGACCTGGCCGCCCGGTGGGATGCACTGCCCAGGTCCCCGTGGTAGCGATCGTTGAACCCACGGGCAGGGCTGTAGACGTCGAACACGTGGAACAGCACGTTCGGCTCGCCCAGCACCGCCATCACGCCGCTGGTCGTGTCCCGGAACGCCGTGGGGCTGGTGGGCGGCCCCACGATGAGTTCTCCGTCGTACCCCTCCAGGAGGGCGTGCCCCAGGACCTTCTGAACGTGGGCGTTGCGGATGGGCTTGAGGTTTCGGCTGTAGACCACACCTCCGAAGACCACCGCCCGCACGCCGTCGAGCTTGGGGCTGACGTAGCTGGGGAACACGGGAAGCTGGCCGGCGGGCAGGGCCTCGGCGAGCATGGGTTTGAAGCCGGCGGGGATGGTCATGGGTTGGGTCCCAGGGAAAGGCGAAGCGGCCTCCAAGCGAGGTCCACCGGAGGGTGGAGGGTCTGTTGTGCCAGGAAGTCTTGCCGCACGCGCTCCATCTCCTCGGTGGGCTTGCGGCAGCGGCCCACCCGAAGGACAGCGATGCGAGAACTGCGGATCTTTCGGATCCTCCTGGGAACCTTCCCGGGCACCAGGATGACGCAGATCCGCATCTCCACCGACATCTTCGCAGCCAGGGCCGCGATCTCGGTGCGCCCGCGCAGGGAGGCTGTGCCGAACAGGAAGTGGAAGTAGTTCTCCGGCTTGAAGTGGTTCAAGGTCTCCTTCGTAACAGGGGCGACCAAGGGAATGTTAACGATTTCCATGTGGTACGCCCTCCAGCACCCGCACCGTGAACTCCAGGCGCACCCCGTCGTGGAACTCGACCACGCGCTTGGCGCCAGCGGTCTTCTTGGAGCGCGTGAGCTTCTTCAACCACCGCAACACCGGCGGGAGGTCCTTGGCGAGTGACTTCCCCACCTGTGCCTGGAGCACCCAGGCGGAGGCCGCCAGGAGCGTCTCGTCGGAGCGGTCCACGAACAGGCCGGGCTTCTTCGTGACGGCGTCCACGTCGAACGCACCGACGACGTCGCGGCTGGGGATGTAGGCGATGTGGGCATCTTTGATTTTCATGGGTTCTCCGGTTCGTTGGAAGGTTGCGGGCACTCGCCCGTGGCGTAGCCCGCCTTGTCAACCACGAGACACAGCGGCGGGTTCTTCGTGGCGTCGATGCACTTCTGCACGTCCTCGGGAATGGGTACCCGGACGAGGTGGGCGTGCGGATGGCCCATGGGGTCGTCGCAGATCGAGACGGTGGGCGTGCCGTCGCGGGCGATCCGCCAGTAGCACCAGATCTCGACGAACTTCTTTGTCGGGATCCGGTTGGCTTTACCTAAAACGAAATCAAAGCAACGCTGCTCCCTCGCGTCCAAGAAGATCCCGGCAGCTTTCTTGCGAGCAACAACCCTATACAGCTGCGGAGAATACCCTCGCTCGTCAGGCTCTCCATTTGGCCAGACGAAATCTTCCAGATGCTGAAGATCTCTGCGCTCCTCCGGGACGGGCTTCTTCGTCGTGAACCATGGACGCTTCATGCCGCCACCCCCGAATTCGCGTCCCGCAGTTGTCGGATGATGTTCTGGGCGCCCTCCAGAGCGCCCGCCCTGGTCTCGGCCTGCTCCTCCAGGTCCTTCACCCTCTGTTCCAAGATTTTCACCTTCTGCTCGGTGGTCTCTTCCTTCCAGACGATCATCCGGCGATCTCCTTCTTGGCTTTGAGGTACCCGGAGATCCACGAAGCGAACACCTGAATTTCCGACTGGGCATGGGCGTCGTCACGGAGCTTCAGGAAGGCCTCCCAATCCCGGTCGAACCCGCATGTCCAGAATTTGGTCATGGTCTCCACGGGCATGCATCCGCGGGCGATCTCGTTGGGCCATCCGGCGTTCAGGCGGCGCAGGTACTCAGTTTCACAGGCCTTCCAGAAGTGGTTCTCTTCCGTCTCCCCGGCAGGCGTGAACCCCATCGGGATGTTGGTGGGGTCGGTGTCGGGATCAGAGATGAAGTCCGGGGCCTGCCCGTAGAACTCCCAAGCCACCCGGCTCCCCTTGGTATACCGGCGGCTCATCTCCAGGTAGGCGAAGGAGCGATGGCGCATCCACTGGCGGGCCACGAAGATGGGAGCCTCCACGAGGAAGGCGGAAGCCGCCCTCAGGCGCGTTCCCCGCTCCGACACCGCTTCGGCAAAGTAGTGCCGCCAGAAGTTGGGGGAATTCGGATCGTTGATCGGGAACCGGTGGCGGAGGGAAGCGTAGGGCAAGGCCAACTCGGAGCAGTCTGACCACGGCACGAACTCCAGCACGCTCTCGTGCTTCATCTGATTCACCACCCGGTCGAAGTGGGCCATGTAGTCCTCCGCTTCCCCGAGGCCGTGGGACAGGCGGGCGATCTTGGACACCCAACATTTGGCGTGCAGCACGGACTTCCTGGAGTCCCAGGGATCGTAGGCGACGATGCTTCCCACCCTGCCCAGGCGGCTTTGCAACTCGACAACGGCTGTTTTTGGTTCGATCACGAGAGCACCTCCTCGAAGTGAAATTTCACGCGCGGCACCTTCGCCACGCGCAGCAACTTGAAGTCCACGGCCATGCGGATGTGGCAGTCTTCCAGGGCGAGCATCACCTCCGCCCGGATCAGGCCACGGAACTCCTCCACGGAGAGCGCGCCCTTGCGCTGGTTGCACCGGGTACAGGCCGGGAACCAGTTGTCCTCGTCGTTCCCGCCCCTGGTGTGCCCCAGGAGCTTGACCATGTCGTCCTTCCACGTCCGGCGCACCGGCACCCGGTGGTCGACGTGCCAGAGCTTGCCCAGCGGGTTCCCGCAGTAGGCGCAGTGGCCGTCGAACATCTGCCGGACCTTCTCACGTTGCGCTGGAGAAATCCTTGGTAGGCACATCTCAGGCAGGCTTTCCGACCGGCAATCCCGTGCCCTTGCACACCCCGCACACGATCTCGGGCCCGGCCACGAACCCCTTGGAGACGACCACCAGGCCCTTCCCCCGGCACTTGGGGCACGCCGCACGGTCCAGCTTCTTGTAGAGCTTCAGACCGTCGTCCGTCTTCCGCCGGACCTTCACGTCACGCAGGCCAGCCCAGGCCTCGGCGAGGTCCGCCATCCTCCCGGCGTCTCCGCCCTTGTCCGGGTGGTTCGCCTGGCACAGGCCCATGTACGCCGCGCGCAGGACCTGCGGGGCGGCGTTCGGGTGGACTCCGAGGGTTTCGTAGGGGTCGTTCACTTCGCTTTTCCTTTGGTTGAAGATTTCGCAGCATGCTCGATCGCTTGGCCGATCCAAAAAATGACGGCGGTACACATGGAGTTACCCAAGGCCTTGTACCGTGGGCCGTCCGGGCAGAGTTCTGCGGGCTTCCCACGCCACGGGATCTTCGTGTACCCTGTGGGGAAGTTTTGAAGTTTCTCACATTCCGTGGGCGTGAGGCGACGGACTTGGGCGTCCCCGTAGATGTGCTGGCGCGCCTCCATCCCGCCGTCGCTGTTGTTCCGGGGGTTGGTGCGCACCGGTTGGGCGACCGTGGGGCAGAGGACATGGGGCTTGTCACCGCCTCCGGACGACGCCCGCAGCGTGAAGCCCACCTCATCGCCGAGTTCGCAGGCTGCGCCGCCTTCCCGCCCCCGCAGGGCCACGGCAACCGCACCACCACCACGCCCGGTACCGTCCTCCGAAGCGTCAAACCCTTCCGCATGGAGCGTGTGGAAGACGTCGCCGGTCGCACACTGAGCGACCGCCGCCCCCTGTGGGCAGGTCAGCGCCGCCGTCTTGGGCGTATCCGTCGTCGTCGGAAGCTGCGCGGCCTGGGCATTGTGGTGGAAAGCGACGATGGTTGCCCGATCCGTGCCGTTGACCTTTCCATGGGCTTTGGGAGAGTCGCTCGCGCTCCGCAGCGTGGCCGCAACCTCCGGAGCAACCACGAACGTCTCGCTCTCGAAGTCCAGCCGCCCGCTGGCGCTGGCGCTGGCGTTCCGTGCCGTCGCCACGTCGATCGGGCCAGCGGTGTTGTTCCCGCCGAAGCAGACCATCTGGCCGTCCACCTGAGTTTTCACAGGCTTCGCGACACCGGAGTCGTCCCAGCCAATCGTCCCACGGCCCTTCATGGAGGACTGCCGGAACGTCGCAGCTACCGGATCCTGGCCGGTGCTTTCGCCGATCCTTTGGAGGCGGCTGGCGGTGAGGCAGGGCGTGACGTATCCTTCGCAGGCCTCGTCAGTTCCTGGGAGGCCACCGCCAGAAGTGCGCGACGCAAGAGTTCCGGCAGGGCTTTGCCCCGCTTCTCGGCTCGGCGGAGAATCCCGGCGCAGGCTTTCGGGCTCAAGGAGAATCGGGGGTCTGCCGGCCCAATCTCCAAAGTCGAGGAGAGCGAACACGCGACGGCGCCGCTGCGCCACTCCGAACCATTGCGCGTCCAGCACGCTCCACTCGACGAGGCCGTTCGGCCCCACCGCCGCGCCTTCCGAGCCCCAGCCGTGCTCGGGGACTTCGACTCCGGCGCCAGATAGCGCCCCAACCACTTCTGCAAAGTCTCTTCCGGACTGGCTGGAGAAGGCACCTGGGACGTTCTCCCAGAGGGCGAAACGGGCACCGCACTCTTCGTGGGCCCACTTGACGATTTCGATGGCTTGAAAAAAGAGACCACTGCGAGCACCTCCGATTCCCTCACGTTTTCCTGCGACAGACAAATCTTGGCATGGCGATCCGAAGATCACGACATCCAGCTTCCCAAGGCCCCGCACCACTTCGCGAGTGATTTTCGTCACGTCGCCCAGGTTCGGCACCGAAGGGTAGTGCTCCCGAAGCACCGCGCACGGGAACGGCTCGATCTCCGCCACGGCGGCGCACTTCCAGCCCAGCGGACCCCAGGCGACGCTTGCCGCCTCGATCCCGCTGAACAACGACAGGTATCTCACTTCGCTTTTCCTTTGGTTGAAGATTTCACAGCACGCACAACTGGCTCGGAAGGCCGTAGGAACCCACGCTCCGCGTCGTAGGCCTTCGCGGGGTCCGCCACCGTCGCGCCTGGGCGCATGTCCCACAGCGGGTTGACTCCGTCTTTCGTGGTGAAGATCCCGACGGGCACGCTTCCCGAACGCTTGAGCGCCCGGATGATCCCGCCGGAGGATGTCTTCTTCCGGCCATCGGGGTCGAACATCTCGAGCAGCGCGTTGGCCGTCCAGAACCGATGCTTCACCACGGTGGATCCCACCCGCAGGACGGTGTCCGGGTCACGGCGCAGGTCGTGGAGCCAACGCTCCAGCTCGCTCATGGCGTCGGAAACCATCTCCGTCTTCGCGGCGGTCTTCAGCGCGCGGGCCTGGGGGTTGAAGTCGCCGAGGTCCAGGTGCTCGAAGTAGTAGCGCAATGCGGCCGGGCCCTTGCCGTCTGACTCTTTGAGCCAGTGGCGGTAGGAGAGGTAGAACTCGTCGGACAGCGGCGTGGCCGGGGTCTCGTGGACGAAGCATCGGCGATCGGTCTCGTCCAGCTGGAGCGCGTCAGGATGGTTCGAGACGAGGTAGTAGTTGACGTGGGACGGGATCGAGTAGCCGGGGAGGTATTTGATGTTGAGCTGGACCCGCTCCTCGGTAATCATTTCCTTCAGCCGGTCCATCATACCCCGCTTGTCCATCCCGGAGATCTCCTCCCCCATGATGAACTGCTTGTTCTCGGCCCAGCCGTTGAACGCCCCCGCGAGCTGGGTGTTCCCGATCTTGTCGTAGTTCGAGCCGTAGATCCGTTGCATGGTCTCGCCGATGAACGACTTTCCCGTGCCGCCGGTGCGGCCCCACAGAATCACCGCGGTGGCGAGCTTGGCGCCGGGGAACTGGATGGGGTAGGCGAGCCACCGCTCGAACCATGTGCGCGACTCTGGGAACCCTTCGAACATGAAGTCCATGAGGTTCAGCCACGGGGTCACGTCGCCCTCCACCGAGGCACACCCCCACCCACGCCAGGCGTTGAGGGCAGGCTTCCCGTCGGAGGTGACCGCGGCCTCGGGCTGGCCAGGGGCGTAGGTGAAGCACTGCGTCGCCGCACGGCCGAGCCACTTGAGCCAGGCGTCCGCGGCGGACTTCCGTGTCAGGGTGCCCTTCTCCGTCAGGGCCGTGATGTGGCGATCGGAGTAGGCGTGGGAGACGAACGCGGTGGGGGCGAGCTTTTGGAAGTCGGAGCGACGGACCACGAAGCCAGGGTCGCGAACGTAGACGACCTCCTCGTTCAGCCGGTGGAGCACCTGGGCGTCCGCGAACGGGACGGCTTCCTTGCGGCACTGCTCCAGGCCCGCGACCCCGCGCTCCACGAGGTAGTCGTCCAGGCCGTTCTTGTGTCCGTCGATCTTGGCCGGCAGGCGCACGATGGTGGGGAAGGCGGAGAGGCGGGTGAGTTCCTTGGCGAGGCAGACCTCGGCGGCCATCACGTCGGGGTTCGAGGAGGCGTCGGAGTCGTAGCAGATGTAGACCCTGCGTCCGACCCAGTTGATCTGCTCGAGCGAGGGGATCAGGTGCATCACCCGCTTGGTGCTCTTGAAGCACCAGACCCCACCCAGCCCGATGCACGGGATCCCCTGGGTGGTGGCGCACGCGGCCTTGAGCTCGCCCTCGGTGATCCAGATGTCGATCGCAGAGTCTTGGAGGGCTTCTTCCCAGTGGAGGCTTGGCGAGAAGTAGGCCTCGTTCAGCGTCCCGCCGAGCTGTCCGTAGCGTTGCGGCTTGGTTCCCGTTTGCTTTTCGAAGCCCGACCTTGTATCCTCTAGATAGCGAAAACGAAAAAACCCAGTTTCTTCGCCAGACGGCGTGAAGTAGGGAATCTTGAAACCAGCCTTGGCGACGTACAGCCCAAGAGACTTCGCCCCGGCGGCATCCGTGGGCGCGAAGTGGTGGTCGTCGATGATCTCGGGATCGTCGAGCATGGACTCCTGGAGCTTCTCGTGGAACTTCTCCAGGAGCTTCTCGCTCAACTTCGTCTCAGCCGGTGGGGCCTTCGGCGGGGGTGCCGTGGGCACCTTTGCCTTGACGGACTTTTTGGGCATCTCACCGGGCCAGGGCGGATGTGCTCGGCTGCAGTTCCTGGAACGTGGTGCGCACGTCCGGCTCGTTTCGGACGCCCTCCAGGTGCTTTCGCAAAGCCTCCGAGACTGCGGAGGTCAGCGTACGCCTGGGCTTGAGGTGGGGGTAGATCCCGTTGATCGCGGCGAGCACCCGGGCGGATTCCGTGCGGCGGCTCTCCTGGAGACGCTCACGGCGCTCGGGCGGCAACGCGGCCTCGGCCTCCGTGAGCTTCACGAACTTCTTGGCGGCGGCGCGCAGGGCCGGGACGTCCGACTGGCAAAGCCCTTGCGACGCGATCCAAGCGTCGATGGCCTGCCGGTGGTCCCCGATGTTGACGAAGACGTTCTGTTCGTGGGTGCTCATGGTTGAAAATCCTCCAGTGAAGTCAGCAATATAGTTCCGACCAAATACGCCGGGCGTGGTGTTGCTTGGGAAAAGATCGTGCCAAGCGAAAACTCAGAAACTTAGTGCCCTGGCCCAGCTATCGCTTGCCAGATCCCCCGCACCGCCGGGTAGTCCTTCCCCGGACGGTAGTTCCACCACCAAGTCGGGTAGTGTTCCAGCGAGACGCTCGCGAACCCTTCGCGCATCGCCCAGCCGTAGGCGTCCTCGCCCAGGGCGAACACAGCGTCCCACGGGCGGGAGCGGAGCACGTCGGAGAACTCGTCCACCAGCATGCCGTCCGCGACGGTCTGGGCGTTCACCCAGTAGACGTCCTGCTCCCGCACGCCACCAAGCTCCAGTTGCTCCGTGAGCCACGTGGCCGGGCCGTCGGGGCGCGACGAGATGTACGGCCAGAACGGGGGCTGGCCACCCTGCGCCGGGCCGGAGCCAACCAGAAGGATCTTGGCCTCCCAGTTCCCGATCCCCGGCCCTGGGTTCGCCGGGAAGATCTGTGGGTTGATCCCGTGCCACGGTGCCCCGAGGATCGTGGCGGAGAGGCCGCGGGCGATGCGCTCCAGCATCCGGGACTGCGTGCCGGAGAGCAGGAACCCACGGTCCACCAGGACGGTGTCGTGCGTGCCGCGGGCGTGCTCGCGCAGGGCCTCGGATCTCCGGATGAACGCCTCGTATGGGCCGTACTCCTCCAGGGGGAGGAACACCGGCTGGAAGCCTGCGGTCACGATGGCTCCGAAGTCTTCAGCATCCAGCCTCCCCGAGACGATCGTCAACGCTCCGCTCATGCTTCATCCCCCGCCGCGAGCTGCTGGATCGCGTCGCGAAAACGTAGCTTCGGCGGCGGGCTGACGAGTTGCTGCGCCTGCATCTTGGCGATGCGGCGAAGCTCCTCCAGCGTGCGGTCACGCCGGGGAGCTTTGTTCTCGCTCTTGGTCACTGCCGCTTCCCGCCGGTGGTCCGTGTCGCCGTGGTCAGGATCGCGGGCTTCTTCGGAGCCTGGCCCTCCACCTGACGCTTAACAACCAAGGTTAAGTAGCCCGCGCCATCATGGGCATTTTCTGCCCACTCCGCATCCCCGTTCAACGACCGCCCCAGCTTGTGGGCGACCATCTCCCAGCCTTCCCGCACGTCGCAGCGCAGGGTGGGCCACTTGGCCTTCACCGGCGCGAGCGCGGCCTCCAGGTCGGCCACGAACTTCTCGTCGCCCAGGTCCTCCAGGAGGGTCCCCCGCATGACGGACTTCAGGGCCTGGGTGATGGCCGCGTGACCGAGGAACTCTCCGTAGCGCGCGCCGCGCTCGGCCAGGGTGGTTTCGATGTTGCTCACTTCTTCACCGCCTTCGTGGTGTCCTCGGAAAGGTGCTGGACCGCGAGTTGGTAGATGGTCTGCGCCTGGACACGGCCCTGGAACGCCGCGCTGTCCTGGTGGGCCGCCTGCCGCCAGAGGTTGTTCGCCAGCGCCGTATCCGCACGGAAGCGGGTGAGGGCCTTGGCGACGCCAGAGGAGTCGGCCCCTGCGAGCACCGCGGAGGCGACGAGCGCCAGGGTGAGGATGGTTTTCTTCATGGTTGGGTTCCTTTGGTTGAAGGGTTCTTGCAAATGGGCATCAAGGATTCGAACCATGCACCTCCTGAATTCTTGCAACCGCTTCCGGCGACCGTACTTCAGGTGCTCTACCGCTGGAGCTACTGCCCAAACCGCCTCCAGCAGGTCCGTTTCCGGTGTACCCCTTTGGAGAATCGCCCCGTCTTTCCAGGGTGCCTTAAATCCGGCGACTTCTACGGTCCATACCGCCTGAGCCGAGGCGGAGCAATCTGGCGAACGTTTCCAGCCGGTTAGCGGTCAGTTTTTGGCCTAGACCCTTCCGGGGTTCGGCCTACTCGTGACGCGGTTACGGCACTTGTATCTCACCATTCAAAACCCCTCCGTTCTCCCGACCGGAGGGGTGCCGGACTCACGCCACGACGATCAAGTTCTCGGCGATGGCCCGGCGGATGTGGGCGGTCCCGATCTTCACCAAGTCCTGCGTGCCGTCCTTCTCGATGAAGTACACGTCGACGCCCAGGAGCACCTCGACTTTGGGGGCCTTCTTCACGTCGGCCACGAGAGCCTCCGTGACGGAGGTTCCGCCCTTGATCGCAGCGGCGACCTTGGTGGAGTTCTTGGTGGCGAGGATCGCCTTGATCGCGGCGGTCACGCCGGGCGACTTGGACTTGTAGCCCTTGATGACTTCCTTCGTGGCGACGACGGCGATGGACTTGCCGGCGTACTCGGAAGGGCGTCCGCCCTTGGCTTTGACGATGGTGGCGGTTTCGGACATTTGAGATCTCCCTGATCTTGGTTTCGTCGGCGAAGCTACGGCACCTCGCCGACTTCACCTTGTTGAGTACTGAATATATCTTGCCTGCTTGATAACTGTCAAGTGGGTTTTGCGGGTTTCTTCTGTGGAGGTCAGCCCTGCGGCTTCCCGTAGTCGTTGTGAGCGATAGCCCGACGGACCCTCTGCCACAGGGTGTAGGTCTCTTCGGCGTTCGCGCCCTCTATGTGGAAGCACACGTCTTCCGCTTCTATTTTGATGCTGAACTGTCTGGCGGGCTTAAGCCACTTCATGAGATCTCTCCTGCCGAAGGGGCTGCACCTTCCACAGGCAACTCCGTCGCGCCGCCCTTGAGCACCTTCAGGATCTCGATCGCGTGAATCGCCTGCGCCTTGGCGTCCTCCAGCGCGTTGTGGGCGATCACCGGCTTCACGTACGGAACGTCCGGGGCCAGCGCCCACAGGGTCCGGTAGTCCCGGTTCGCACGGTGGCTCCACGGCTGGGGAAGGCCTGCGGCGGTGAATGCGTGGGCCAGAAGGACGTTGTCGAAGTCCGACCCGTTCCCCCACAACTCTTCCACCTGCACGATGTCCTCGTGGGAGTTCACCACGCCGCCCGGGGCCAGCGCCCAACGCCCGAACGCATGGAGCGCCTGGGGCAGGAGCATCGCCTCGCCGGCGACCAGACCCTTGCGGGCCTCGTCGGATTGCTGGAGCCACCACATGATCGTGGAGACGTCGATCGTGAGCCCCGCCTCGACGGCGGACTCCGGGTTGACGTTCGTGTAGAAGCCCTCGCCCAGGATCCCCGTCTCGTCGAAACGGACGGCCCCGATGGCGAGGATGACGGAGCCGGGCTTGGTGCCCAGGGTCTCCAGATCGAGCATGATGCGGTTGGTCACTTTTGCTTCTCCTTCTTGTAGTTCTTGAGCGCATCCAGGAGCGCCCCTTGGCTTTTCTCTTTCCGCCGTAGTGCGCGGAGGATCACCTCGTCCACCGTGTCCCTGGCAACGATGTGGTGGACCGTGACGTGCTTGTGTGTGTTCCCCTGTCGGAGGACACGCCGGTTGAACTGGTCGTACAGCTCGAAGTCGTAGGTGAGGCCGTACCAACAGACGTGATTCCCCGCGCCCTGGAGGTTGAGCCCGTGCCCCATCGAGGCGGGATGGCCCAGGAGCACCGGGATCTTCCCCAGGTTCCAGTCGCGGATGATCTCCGCCTCCCGTGCGGGCGACACACCCTGGCCGAGGAACGGGGTGTCTTTCCCCAATGCCTTCAGGATCCTCTCCTGGTCGTGCCGGAAGGCATAGGCCACCAGAAGTGGCGAACCTTGCAACTCGTCCACGAGGTCCACCAGGGCGTCCGTCTTCTCGTCGTGGAAGTGGGTCCAGGTCTTCTCGCCGCGGTCGTCGTAGCATGCCCCGTTCGCGATTTGCGAAATACGAATCCGCACGGCGGCGGCCGACGGCGCGAGCAACTTCATCCCGTCGTCCAGCTCGGAGAGGAACTCGTCCTCCAACTCCTCGTAGACCCTCCGGGCCTTCGGGGGGAGGTCCACCACGATGTTGTTCTCGATCAGTTCCGGAAGTTCCAAGTAGTCCTCGGCGGCCAGCCGCAGGACGTAGGGCCGGAGCTTCTCGTAGATGGTCTCCTCCGCACCCTTCTTGATCTGCCACTTCCAGCCGTTGCGATCCAGTGGAATGAAGTAGTCGAGCTTGTAGCGGGTGATGAACTGGCCCAGGGCCTTGCCCAGGTCCAGGACGAAAACCTGTCCGAAGAGGTCGAGCATCCCGTTGGGCGCAGGCGAGCCGGTGAGGATCCACCGGCGAGAAAATTTCGGAAGAACGGTGCGCAAGGCCTTGAAGCGACTTGTCGCGGTGGACTTGCACTTCGAGACTTCGTCGCAAATAAGGATCTCCGGCGAGATCTTGTTGAAGTTCTCGTGGGTGTAGACAGTTTTCGTCTTCCCGGTCCAATCGCGCTTCTGCGTCGCACCCAAGAGCCAATCCAGGCCCTCGTAGTTCATCACATAGATGTCGGCCTCTTCCTTGAGAAGATCATCCTTCTTCGGGCCGTGGAGCACCACGACCCGCAGGTGGGAGAACTCCTTCCACTTCTTGACCTCCGCCGGCCACACGTTTCGTGCGACGCGCAGCGGGGCGAGGATCAGCGCGTGGCGGAACAAGCCCTTCTCCTTGAGCTTCACCAGGGCGGCCAGGGTGGAGGACGTCTTCCCCAGGCCCGGGTCCAGGAACAGACCTGCCGCCGCGCGATCCACGAGGAACTGGGCAGCCTTCCTTTGGTAGTCGTGGCACTTCCAACTCTGCGCCTTCACCGCAACTTCCGGCGTGCTGCCGCGCCGCTTCCGTGAGGATCCCGCCTCGACCGGTGCGGACGAGTTCTCGAAGGCGGTCAGAAACGAGGGCTTTGCCTTCTTCGTGGCTTTGGGCTGTGGCACAGTCGTACCCCTGATCTCGCAGCATCGCGTGGATGTGCAGTTGAAGTTTCGTGGGCTCCTTGCCCGGCTGTTTCATCTCGATGAACAACGCCTTCCCACCGGGGATGGCGACCAGAAGATCCGGCCAGCCGTTCTGCCCCATGGGGTTCAGCTTGGTGACCTGGATCCCGAGCCCACGGGCGAAGTTGACGACCTTCCGCTGGTGTGCGGATTCGAGGAGGTGTCTCATTCGCCAACCCCGAGCTTTCGGACGGCGTCCCACTCAGTAGCCGCGATGGAGTGCTCCACCTGGATCCACAGACACACCCCTTTGGCACGCACTGCGCTGACGGTCAGGCTTCGCAGATTCTCCAGGGTGCGGGGGCTTTCGTACAAGGTATGCATCGTGAAGGAGAGCTTTTCGCCGGTGGCAAGCAGGGCCGTGGCGCAGACGTAGACCACGCCCAGGGTTTCTCGGTACGCTGCGAAGGCTTTTTCGGCGTCCTTTTTCCGCAGGCCCACCACGAGTTCCGCCTCGTGGAGGGCGTGCGCCGCGATCAGCCAGGAGTTCTTCAGATCTTCGCCGGCGCTCATCGTTCGACCCTCCGGTTCCAACCCTGCCGCGACCGCAGAGGATCCTCCGTGCGCACGCCCGCCCCGCAGGACCGACACCCAACGTGGTGCTTGGTGGAGCTTCCGCCCATCTCCATCGGCCCGGACTCCGCCCACGCCTCGGCAGGGCCTCCGCAGAACGGGCACGGAGCCATCGGAGTTTCGCGCACCAGCTTCTCGCGCTCCCACTTGCTGTGGGCCTGCCGCTCGTCTTCGCGGAGGGTCTTCTGGAACTCCTTCGGGGTGTCCTCCAAGCGTATTTCGCCGCACTCGACCTGGCCCCGCATGATGGCGAAGGACATCCCGTCGACGAAGTGCTTCTCAAGCTGATCCACTGAGATGGACTTCCACGCGCCGCTCATAGCCGAACCCCGAACACCCAGCAGAGCAGCATGGGGACCAGTAGAAGGCCGGTCCCGAAAACGGTGATGATAACCCCTACCGCGAGGCCGAGAAGCCCCATACATCCGATGAATCTTAGAAACGGCATAGCTTCTTCCCCCCTGGCAAATTCGCGGCGTTCGCCGCACGGAAAAAACACCACTGGCAGAACGGATTCGGCTTGCATGGGAACGTGGTGTCACTCATCATGGGCTTCACCTTCTTCTCCCACCGATCGGCCAGCGCGCCCATCTCCTCGCGGCGGTACACCCTGCCCGAGGTCTCGATCTTTCCCTGGTCCAGGTACCCGAACACGGCGCGGACCTCGCGGGCGTCCGGGAACTTGAGGAACATGGCCAGGACGTAGAGGTCCTCCTCTTCCTTGTGGTCGTCGTAGATCCGACCGGTCTTCCAGTCGGTGACCTCGTAGACGCCCGCCTTCACCCGCAGGCCCACGTCCAGCTTCATCCGCAGCCATGCGTTCTTGAACCAGTCGCCGTCGTCCCAGTTCTCCACGAACGCCCAGTCGCCCTCCACCACGACCTGCTTCTTTTGGGCGGCGTGGAGGTACTCCTTCAAGGGTTCGAGGTCGATGGGATTGGCCTTCTTGCCGTAGAGGGTCTTGTCCCCGGCCTTCTTGGCCTCGGCGACGGCGGTCTCCCAGGAGATCTCCTTCTTCACGAACTTCTCGCAGACGGAGTGGGCGAACGTGCCGCGGGCCATCGCCGGGGAGTCGGGTTCCTTGATCTTGGCGATGCGCTTGAGCGCCAGCGCCCGGGGGCACTTCTTGTAGTCCTTGTAGGCGGAGAGGCTCCAGGACTTCAGCCGGGAGAAGTTCATCTCCACGACCACATCGGCCAGAGAGCTTTGGGGCGTGGGCGCTCCCCGCTTCACCGCGCGCACCGGCTCCCGCTTCGGCACGACCTTCAGGGCCGGGGGCTTGTCAAGGGTGGCGAACTTCTTGGCCTCGGCCTTAAGGAGCGCGGAGGGGTTGAATTTCGGCTCTTTCATGGTTCCCATTTTTCGATTTCCGCCCAGTTGGTTTCGCTCTTGGCGCCTTCGGAAGACATCGGGACCCGGAACCGCCCATCGTCGGAAGGCTCCTCCCCGAACTTGATCCCCACGGAGTCCATCGCTTCCCGCAGGATGTTCATCTCGCGCGCGGCGTCCTTCGCCGGTGCGCAGATGTTGAGCTCGTCGTGGACCTGGATCAGGAACCGGGCAGATCCCTTCTTCTTGGCCCACTCGATCATCGCGCGCTTCGTGCAGTCGGCCGACGAACCCTGGATCAGGTCGTTGAGCGACTTGTACTCGAACGTCTGCCAGCGGCCCTCGTCCTTCTTCTCCACCGGCGGCTTGACCGGGTATTCCCGACCGCCCCAGGTGCGCAGGATCCCTCCGATCTTCATCAGGTGTTTGATCTCCTCGTCCAGCGACACGACGTCGGGCAGGGCCTTCTTCCAGGCGTTCTTGATCCGCTTGGCCTCCTCCACCGGGATGCCTAGCTTCTGGGCGAGCTTCGTGATCCCCATCCCATACAGCATCCCGAAGTCCGTCGTCTTGACAGTTTCACGAGGAAGGTCTTGGCCGGTGATGTTTTGAATCTGATCGTGGACGAACACGTGGATGTCCGTCTTCTCGTTGGTGCGGTACTCGTTGGCGAGCAAACCGTCCTCGAAGTGCCCCAGGGCACGGTACTCCTGTTGGGAATAGTCGCGCTTCAGCCAAACCATTCCCTCGTCGGGGAGCAGGAAGGCCCGCGCCAGAGGCAGGTGGATGAGCGAACGGAGGTGCGTAGGGTGGACGAACTTGTCCGGGCTCTTCGACTTTGGCTTCTCCCACTTCTGCGGGATGTTCTGGAAGTTCGGGGCCGAAGACATTCGCCCGGTGCCAGCGCCAGCATCACCGAACGCGCCTGCGCCCTTGACCTGGTTCCAGCTGGTGTGGATCCGGCCACCGGTGGCCTCGGCCATGTCGATCCAGTGCTCCAGGAACACGGCCATGAGCGTCTGCGCCCGGTTCCGGTACCCCAGCGTGCGGGCAATCTTCTGGTCGCGGAAGCATGTGGGTGGGAGGTTGTCCTTGGAGACCGACTTCTGCCCATCGGGGTGCGTCTTCGTCGGCTTGGTCATCGTCCAGTGGGTGACGGCGTCGGCCTTCTCCAGCGCGGCCACGAGTTGCTGGTCGTTGTCGACCTCCAGCTCCGGGGCCTTGAGCGCCTTGCGCAGCCAAGCGTCGCAGACCTCGATCCCGCGCTTCAGGTCGGCGTGGGCCTTCTTCGCAGCGGGGAGATCCAGGCGGACACCGGCCCGCTCGTTCTCCAGGAGGATCGGCATGAGTTCGCGCTCGGTATCGTACGCCGGGCCCATGCCCCGCGCCTGGACCGAGGGCCAGAGCTTGGTGAACAACGCCTTGGTGCGCACCACGTCGCCGTCGGCGTACTTCCCCACGAGCCCACCGGGCGCGCGGCAGATGTAGGCCCCCCACTCGGGCTTCTTGAACTTGCGGCCCCAGTGGTTCGTCTTCGGCCATGGGTATCCTCGTTGCATCTCGGGCACGTTGGCGAGGACCCACTCCTTCACCACGTCGCGCTCTTCGGGCTTCATGCCCAGGAGCCGCTCGGAGGCGGGCTTCAGCTTCAGGTCGAGGGAGTAGGGGTTGTTGAGGAAGAGGAGGAAGAGGGTGTCTTCCAGCCGATGCCAAGGGATCTCAGGCATCCCCATGTGGGTGGTGGCGACGTCGTAATCGAACTTTTGGCTATGCGCCAAAATCTGGTCGCCGGAATCCCACATCTCCTTGAGGGCGGCTTTGGCCTCGGCGAGTCCACAGTTATTCCCTTCGGGGTGCCCGAAGGCGTAGTAGTGCGAGGTCCGCTTTCCAGGCTTCAGGATCGAGACGCCCACCGGTCGCGGCGGATACTCCGGACGCCGCTGTATCCCGATCGTCTCAAAATCGTAAGTCCAAACTCTGGGCTTTTTCACTTCTTCGCCTCCGTGAACTCTGGGTGTGTGCAGGCCTTCACGACTTCGTTCACCGCGTCGCCAAACCAGAGGTGCCGGGTGTTCCGCAAGTTCACCACGTCGGCGTCCATGGGGAATACCTCGATCGCCACCACGTCGCCGAGCACTTCCCACTTGATGTTCTGCAGGACCTCCCAGGAGATCGCGGTCTCGTCCTTCGACTGCACCGCGATTCGGTCGGCGTACCTCCGAACCAAGTATCCCTTCGGTGTCGAGGCGAACAGCAGCTTGACGTCGAGAAGTCCCACGCTCGACCGCTCTTTCCAGTTCACGCCCTCACCCCTTGATGTTGATGATGGGCTTGATGTGCGCCACGACCTCGACGAGGTCCTTCTGTTGCTCCATCACCTTGAAAATGTCCTTGTAAGCGAACGGCGATTCGTCCAGGGTATCCTTGTCCACCTTGGCTACGACGGCCACCATGCTTTCAGTGAACTGCTCCAGTGTGAGCGTTCGCTGGGCTTCCTTGCGGCCCAGGCACCGACCTGCCCCGTGGGAAGAGGACCAGAGCGCGTCTGGGTTCCCTTTGCCGCGCACGATGAACGAGCCGTCGCGCATGTTGCCGGGGATCACGCCCACCATGCCTGCTTCGGCGTGGGTGGCGCCCTTGCGGTGGATCCAAAGGCCTTCGCGCAGTTCCGCGTGGTTGTGGTTCCGGTTGATGAGGATCTCCCACTCGCCGGAAGCGGAGCCACCCTCGCGCGCGAACCCGGCAAGCACCGCCTCCACACGAACGGCGATCTGCCTGCGGTTCTCCAAGGCAAAGGCCAGGCAGAAAGCGAGGTCCTTGATGTAGTCGGAGCCGTCGTCCGAGTCGACGTGGAGTCCGAAGTGCCCCTCCTTCGCCTTGCCGGATCCGCTGGCCAGCCGCATGTAGTGGGATGCGGTCGCGTGGCCGATTCCGCGGGAACCGGAGTGGACGATGATCCACACCTTCCCCGTCTCGTCAGCGCCGATCTCGATGAAGTGGTTGCCGCCGCCAAGGGATCCGATCTGCCTGAGTCCGTCCCTGGAGAAGATCTCCTCCATACGGGCGGACCACGGCAAGAGCCCCGCGTGCTCCCAGGTGGTCGGTGCGTGGTTGTGGGAGAACCCGACGGGAACGGCTTGGTAGATCTCGTCGAAGATCCCCTTGGCGCACCACTCCACGGCGCCGCGATCGAAGCTCGTCGGCAAGGCGCACATGCCGCAGCCGATGTCGTAGCCCACCCAGGCAGGCACCACGAAGTCCTTGGTGGCCACCACCGCGCCGATGGGCAGGGAGTAGCCGAAGTGGGCGTCGGGCATAAGGGCACCCTGCACGGCGAAGTCCTGGAGCAGGGCGCTCTCGAACTGGTCGAGCGCGCCCTGCTCCAGGACTTCCGCGAAGATCTTGTACGGCTTTTCGGTGTTGATTCTCAACATGGGTTTCTCGTTGTGGTTGAAGTGAACAAAGGAACCCCGGCAGAACAGCTTACTCCGAAGAGGAGGTCTGCCGGGGCCTGTGCCAGAGAGAAACGGGTCCTCCACTGGCCTGCTCGTGAGAACTACTTCTTCTTGCCCGCCGCCACCGGAGCGGTGAAGCGCGCCGAACGCCCGGACGGAGCCGCCTGACGGCCCTTGGGCGCCGCGGCCTGGGCCTTCTGCTCCTCGCTCAGGGGCTCGTAGGGCACCACGAGAAGGTCGCGGGCTTCCGCACGCTTCTTCTCCAGCGCGTCCCACACGGCCTGGGTGAGCTTGGGCTTGAGGTCGCCGCCGTCGACGACCTGGAACGACTGGTCGAACACGGATGGGAGCCCGATCCGCGTGGTCACGCCCCAGATGGGGAGCGACTGGCGGGCGATCCCGGCGACGAATCCCTTCCACACGGAGATGTTCGAGGGGGACACGGAGAACACCGCGATCTCGGCGTCGGCGATGGCCTTCGCCACGTCGGCCTCGTCCAGCACGGTGGCGGGGATCACGGCCAGGTCGCGCCGGTTCTTGCAGGCCTTGCCCTTGCCGTTGTCGGCCGACTTGAACTCGTTCCACTTGCAGCCGTGGCAGGTGGGGTTCACCGGCTCCTCGACGTTCGTGTGGGGCTTGAGGTTGTCCTCGAAGTCCTTGCCCACGGCCAGCTCGATCGCGAAGCAGTCGGGCGGGGCGACGTTGTCCGGGTCGTAGGCTCCGGCGTAGTAGGTGTTCTTCGCCGCGAACTCCAGGACGATCACGTCCACTTCGTTGTTGGGGAACTGCGTGCCGCCGTAGGTGAGCTTGCCGCCCTTGGTGGAGATCTTGGTGCCTCCGGAGGGCTTCTCGACGGCGGTGCTCCCGGCGGCCTCGGCGAGCTTCTGGTCGATGTTGATGAGCGCGGTGGTCGTGCTCGGCGCGTTCTTGGGTGTGTGATGGGCCATGGTCAGCATCCTTTGTTTCTTTGTTGCTTTGAGTTGCCCGAGAGGACCGTCGGAGCAGCGGTATTCCGTAGTTCGGAAAGGTAGTTACTCAGGTTCGGGGTTTGGCAAGGTCTGTTTCCCGAAAAGCATGTCTTCCGGAACCCCTACCCACTCCGCCAAGGCGGAACGTAGTTTTGGGAAATATACTTCCGCTGGAGCGTCCTTAGGGAGTTCCCGTAGGGCTTTCTCCGCAGGACCGGCGTCAGTGTTCACCGTGCTTCTCCAGGAACCTCTCCAGGCCTTGCTTACTTCCCGCAAGGCCACAGCGGTGCGACTGGTCCAGCGCGCCCTGCAGATACGCCTCCCTCACCAGCTTCCGCAGCGCATCGCGCTCGGCGACGAGGGATCGGATTCCGGCGAGGATCCCGGCCGCGTACTGGAAGGGGTCTGTCCCTGCGGGAATGTCGGTGCCGGGAAGCGCCCAGTTCTCCCCGTCCGGCACGATCTTCGCCGGGGTCGGGTTCTTGCGCTTCGGTGCTGGGCCTGCGCCCTCCACGACGAACCGAGGCTCCGGGCGAACCATCTCCGGCTTCTTGGGGCGGGGCATCAGAAGCTCGGGTCGCCGCAGTTCGTGCAGCCTCCGCCCATGTTACGCTGTTCGTTCCCACAACAGGTCCCATCCTCCATCAAAGCAATTTTCCGCAAATCCGCCAATGCTTCCCTGTTGTAGTGGTGGTCGACGCAGTCCGAACATGGTGGGTTGACGTGGCCGCTTTTCCTGGAGGCGGTCAGCTCCGGGCAGTCGTCGGCCAGGAGGTCCAGAGGGTTTTCGATCATCCCTTCACCGCCGCGATCTTTACCTTCTCCACGGGGAACGTCGTCACGCCAGGCACGACCACGCCCGCCGCGATCCGGTCACCGATGGCCTTCTCGCCCAGGCGCTTCTGGAGGCAGTCGAAGTTCTTGGTCTTCGCGATCCAGGCGTACAGCTTATCCCAGCCGCCGTTCTCGGTGTCCACGGTGAGCTTGTCCTCGTGGACCACGGTGACGACGCCGAACTTGCCGCCGAACGTCGTGCCCTTGTTCTTGAGCGCGGCCTGGCGGATGATCTCGTCGAGATCCACACGCAGGCCCTCGAACTTCTTCACGACCGCGTTGGCGTCCTTCAGGCGCATCTCCAGGTCGAACCGGGCGTCGGCGATCTCGCCGGGGGTGGCCTTGGGGCCGGGGAGGACGAACTCGGTGGGTTTCTTTTCGGTGGTCTTGGCCATTTGATGTTCCTTGTGGTTGAAGTGGTCCGTCGAGAACTCTTCCCGACAGAACCTAAGTTACTTAGTTACTGTGGGTTTGTCAAGAGATTCTTTTGCCTGGTTTCTCGCGGCGGCGAGGGCATCGTCGGCGACGGCCTTGGCGAAGTTCCGGCACAGATCGGAGGGCAGGCTGCCGTCGAAAGGTCTTTGCCCGCCGATCCTTCCCCACGCGTCGATCCCCCGCAGATACGCTGCGAACCAACGGTCATCGGTCGGCGGCTCCTCGGCGAGGGACGGTGGCAAGTCCCCATCCTCCTCGGAGACTTCTTCCTGGAGCCACTGTTGGGCGCACTGGATCAGCTTTTCCGGGAGAATCCTCGTGTTCAGGTACCCTCCCATGGCGTGGCTCCCGGCCACCTCTCCCCGAGCTACTTCCTGCAGTATTTCGGCTGCCGTCTTCAGCAACTCCAGTTTCGTCTTTGCCATCTCGTCCTCCGTACTTTGAAACCATGTTCTCGAACACCGGGCCGACGAACTTTTCGCCGCCCTCCACGACCTCCAGGTCGATCAGCATCTCCCCGTGCGTCGCGCAGACCACCCAGGCGCGGTCCACGGTGGGCCTGCGCTCGGAGTGGACCACGACGCCGGACTTGGTGGTGATCCTCATCCCCGCCACCTCCCGCGACCGCACCACCGTTTGGGCCAGGGGCGCAGGACCAGGGCGGCGAGGGGGATCAGGTAGGGCATATCATTCCTTTCGGTGGGCGGTCGATCCGTCGGAGCAGCGAAACCAGTATCCGTCGCTCCTCTAAAAGCCCTTGCTGCGTGAGGATGCGCTTGGTGCAATCCTTGGCGACGGACAGGGCTCGTCCATCCCATTCCAGGAGGCCCCAGCCGTCAGGGATCTCGGCAGGTCGGAGCATCCCAACTGGCACCGCGAACCAGCGGGCGTTCCCGAGACCTTCCGTCCAGACTCGGTGCGCCTTCGTCTTGTCCTTGGCAAAATCTGCCCGCGAAACCTTGACCTCGACCAGCACGGATTCGCACGAGTTCCAGCCGATCACGTCAGGTTGCTCGTAGGCGCACGTCACGGGGTCCACGGCAACGAAGGCGCATCCGGAGTAGCGGTGCGGGCCTGCGTGTTGGCGTTTGATCCATCGCGCCGCCGCCGCTTGGATCTGGGTGTGGAGAGGGGATCCGCTCACCCCTCACCACCCTTCCCACCCTGTCCGGGGTGCTGGGAGGGGCTGAGGGCGTTGCTCAGATCCTTTTCGGTATCGACATGCCTGCGCTTCATCTCAGCATTCAGGAACTCCATCGGGACGGATGTGCGCAGCGCTCCAATTGCAGACTGGATCAGTTCACGCTCCACCAGGACCTTCCCCTCCGGGAGTGCGGCGAGGAGGAGTAGCTTCATCCCGCCCGCCCTTCCGCCGCCCGATCCGCGATCTCATTCTGATCGTCGTCGGAGAGGAGTTCCCACATGCGGATCGCCCATTCCGGGGTGCGCTTGCTGTCGGACTCCAGCGTGCCGTCGTTGTCGCGCCACACGATGGCGGGCTCGATCTGGTCGCGGATGCGGTTGATAAGCCGGTCGAAGTTCCGAGCCTTCAGGGCGATGGTCTCCGGGGCGTTCATCAGAACCCCCACCATCCGTCGATGCAGAGGTCCAGGCCCGGAAGCCAGTCGTGCGTTGCGAGGCCGTCCAGCGCCCCGATGAAAACTCTTCGCATCTCAAAGCTCCTGGTTGAAGTGAACTGTAAACAAACTAACCTATGCTTTTCAAGAAAGCAAGAGAATTTTCACCGCCACGGAAGTGGTGGAACTTCTCGCCCCATCGCGCGCAAGCGTTCCCAAGTCGAATTTCTCCAAACCTCCGGGCCAGGAAGACGCGACGCCAGGCCACCCCTCGCCGCCCGATCCCGATCCAACCTCTCCACCACCACGAGACCCGCCACCACCGCACGGGAAAGTGTTTCGACCACCGCGCGCGGCGGCGGAGGGAGCGCGTCGAGCGCGGCCACCGTGGCCACCAGCGCCCCCACCTCCTCGTCGGTGAGGCCGTAGGACAACACCAGCGCCGGGAGGGCCTGCACCAGCCCCGCGACGTCCCGACCACCCTCTCGCAGGCCGGCGGCACGCAGGAGGGACAGCGGGACGGATGCCTGGATGTAGTCGTCGGCCATCCCCTGGGCACCGGGCAGAGTGAGCCCCTCTCGGATGCAGTCGGCCACCACCGCAGCGGGCGGTTGGACGTGGTCGCCGGTGGCCTCCAGCTGGGCTATCCGTGCGCGCTCCTCGCGGTGCATCGCCAGGCGCTGCTCGAGATACGAAGTCGCATCGGCCAGCTGCAGGTAATACGGTGCCGCTCCGATAGATCCGGGCTCGGGGCGCGAACCCTGAAAACACCGCCTTCGAATCTCGCCCAGGTACTCCCGCTCATCCTTCTCCAGTTGGTTCGCGCTGGGCGGATCCGCCTTCTGGGCACCACCACCCTCCCGGCGAGCCACCTCGAGAGCTTCGAGACGGAGGCGCACGGAGGTGGGGACGGCCAACTTTACCCTCTGGCAAAGCTCATCGCGCGTGGCCTTCGCCGGGTATCCCGTTTTCCTTGGCCGAAGTTTCATGGTTCCTTTGAAAACCTAGCTCTGTGTGAAACCCCTCCCCGTCGCGTCGAGACGGCTGGAGGGTGGGCGGAGGAGCTACGCGGAAAGAGCGGCGTACCGTGCGGCGGAGTACATCAGCGCGGCCCCCGGATCCGCCTTCGCGGCCACGGCGAACTGTTCGTCGGTCAGCCGTGTGGAGGCGAACGCCAGCGCGGACCACGGACGCGCCTTCGCGGCCACGGCGAACTGCTCGTCGGTCAGCCGTGCGGCGGAGTACATCAGCGCGGCCCCCGGACGCGCCTTCGCGGCCACGGCGAACTGATTGTCGGTCAGCCGTGCGGCGCAGTACTTCAGCGCGGACCACGGACGCGCCTTCGCGGCCACGGCGAACTGCTCGTCGGTCAATTTGTTCCAGTCCATTTTTCGTCTTTCTGTGTTTGGTGGTGGCGCAAAAGAGGCCCCCGGCAGAGCGGTCACCCCCGCGTCAGGCGAGGTGAAAATGCCCTCCCCGTCGCGTCGAGACGGCTGGGTTCAGCCGATGGCCTTGGCTGCCGCGGACATCCGCATGCCTCCAGCGCCCGCCGCCAGGAGGACCGGCATGTGCTTGCGCAAGGAAAACATATTGAACCCGAACACGCCGATCTTCCCCTCGGACATCTCCGTCAGCGTAAACGCCGCTCCCGGCCAGTTGCGCCGCTGGAGAATCTTTCCCACCTCCTGCAGGAGATCGTGGACCTTCCGCGCGTCCGGATCGCCGTCCTCGGGGAAGGTGTTCAGGGCATCCCCCTCCACCTCGGTGGCCTGCTCGGTGGCCTGCTCGGTGGCCTCCGGGAGTCCCAGGGCCACGGGGCGGGCGTGCTGGTGGGAGTCCTGACCATCGGTGTCGTAGGGCACCTCCGTCCCGCCCACCGGGGCGTAGATGCTCTTTACCACCGCGCGCAGGGGGCTGGCGATCTTCGGTTCGAGGTTGGTACCCTCGTCGTTCCACAGGTAGCACTCCACCCCCACCAGCTTTTCGCCGCTGTCCTGCTCCGGGCCGTTGTCGATCGTCGTTTCTTCGCTCATGGTTACCTGCGATTCTCTTGGTTGAAATGGTCTCCGTCCGTGGAGCTGGGCGCGCATCGAACAGCGCGCGACGCCGGGAGGTTCCCCGGTGCGGACCACCTTCGCCCGGTGGTCCTTCGGGCTAGAGCGGCGGACCGGTGTACTTCGGCGCCGGCCTCCAGCACCCGAACGTGCGGCGGATCCCGTCGAGACCTCCGATCACGTTCGTGTAGGGCACCACCGAGCAGCTGGAGTCCGTGGAAAGCCACTGCGCCTCGATCATGAACGGGGCGGAGTTGTCCGGGCAGGTCGCCGTGGAATCCACCACCTCCGCAAACTGCCTATCCTGCGCGGTCACGGTGTAGTTTGTGCAGGCGGTGTAGTTGTACTGTCCGGAGAAGTCCGGGACGTGGTCGCCGGTGCCGAGGTCGCACCCGGCCAGGAGCGCCACCACCGCGGCGACCGCCGCGCCCGCGAAGATCGCCCGGAGCAGTCCGGAGTAGTTCGCGTCGAGGTCCGCGATCCGATTTTTCCAGGTCATACGGCCACCGTCCGCGCGGCCAGGAAGCCCTTGAAAAAGTCTTCGATCTGGATTCGCTCCATCATCGAAGCGGAATCCCAGATCTCCACCACCGAACGGTCCAGGAAAGAGGAGCCGTGGACGGAGAACGAAATCTCCTCGAAGGAATACTTGTGGGACTCCAGCTCTTCGACCTGCGATTCCAGCTCGGTGCGGTCGCCGTAGTTCTCCACGGGGTTTTCGTCCAACCACCCAGTGAACATCGGCGTGGCTTCGCCGGCGATCGTCTTCGCCTCCTCGAGGAGCGCGTGGACCCTCTCCTCCCGGTCGTCGTAGAGCTTCTGGGCGGCGTTCTGTGCCTGCTCCTTTTCGGCCCGGGCAGCGCGCACCGCGGCGGGGACGTATCGGCGGTTCATCCGACCACCTCCGACCCGTTGCGGCGAAGATCGTTCACCGCCACCTCTTCGGGCGTGGCCGGGCGCACCGTCACGGCACCCCCGTTCCCGATCGCGTGCCCGATCAGGGCGATCAAGTCGGCGGACACCCCCTGCCAGCGGAATACGCGGCGGGTCGTGTGACCGTTGGGAAATTTGATTTCGGAAAATGCGTGGATCATCGGACCACCTCCGGAATGACGGCGATGAGCACGAGGCCCGGTGTCGGGCCGCTGGTGGTCCAGAAACCGGCGAACTGGTCCACCACCAGGCGGTACACCAGGGTGCCGCCGGACAAGAGCGTGGCCTCCCACGCGGCGTAGTGGTCCAGTGCCTCGACGTCCACCCCTTCGGCGCGGTGGTGCCAGGATTGCCCGTTGATGTGCAGCGGGTCGGGGATCATCGGGCCACCTCCACGAGGTCGAACATTTTGGCCAGGCGGGCGCCCGTGCGGAGTGCGCGGACGTCCAGGACGGTCGACCGGAGCGCCGCGCGGCGGGCGATCTGGTCGCCCCCGCGGAAGAACGCGGCTAGGCGCACCCCGTTACCGATTTCCCGGTGGATCCCCTGGGCTTGACCCTTGAAATCCTCCGGGAGGGATTCGAACAGGTTCGCGGCGTATTCCTTGAGGACGGTTTCGCGGTTCACAGTTTCACCCCTTCCGACTCGAGCTTTGCCAAAATCGCCTCCGGAGTCCAGCGCGCGGCGCTCATCCGTTGGCCTCCGCGCGCGCCGCGGACTCCTCCTGTTCGGCCTTCGTTTCGCGCCCCATGTAGTTGTATGCTCGAACCAGGAACGAGAGGAAATCCCGCCGCTCGTGGCGTTCGCCTGGGATCGCCTCTGGATTCACCTCGATGTAGTAGACCATACGCCGGATCGAGTCCGCGCGGTCGGGATCCCGAAGGGCTCCGAAAATCGCCGCGGGCATGTGGGCAAGCGCCGCGGCCGCCACCCTTTCGCCGTACTCCCGGCAGGCCTTCAATTCGGCGCTCATCGGGCCACCTCCACGCAGGCCTTTGCGAGGGCGGCACGCGCGGCGCGGGTTTCGTCGGACCCTCCCACCGGGAGTTCATCCTCCACCGCGACCACCAGCTTTTCCAGCGCCTCCAAAAGGTCCGGCGCGGCGGCGATCAACGCGGCGCGGTTGAGCTCTTTTCCCTCGAGCGCGGCGTTCATGCCCGCCCCCTACGAATCACCACCACGTCGCCGAGGTCCGCGTCCGGACGAATCGAACCGCCGCCGGTGGACCTGGAATTGTGAATCTGCAGGTGGCAAGGAATCCAGCCGGTAGACTTCCCGACCTGAAACCGGACGCGCTCCCCGTAAAGGGTGGCCTCCACGCGCGAACCCTCGAGCCCGCGCAACTTCGGATGGAGTCCGCATTCCAGGCGGCGACCGGAAAGGCGCACGGCCTCCTGGGCGTCGCGGAGTTCCTGCAGGGCCTCCACCGTCCCGACCACGGCCACCGGCGCCGGTAGGTTCAGCTCTTCCCGGATCGCGCGGTTGTCGCGGTCGGCGTAATCGAACCCGAACGAGGACCACCCGCCCGCGACGGGGCAGGTGTAGAGCCTACGGGCCGCGTCGATTTTGATTTCTGTTTCCATTGTCTTCTCCTCCGATTGTCTGGTTTCTCAAGGACCCCGACCACCTCCACCGTGGAGAGGCCGGGAAAGCGCCCGGGCTGGAATCGAACCCGCCCCGGTCCCCGTGGGGCGCTATGGGTGCTCGAAAAGCCAAAGGGCGCGATCGGCCACCGCCTGGATTTCCCACCGTTTGATTGACGACTTCAGGCGGGAGTACTCCGCGCCGTTCCCTTTCTTGACCACCTGCACAAGGAGCCCCGCGGCCTCCAACGCGCCGTAAATGTACTGGGATGCCATGGGCTTTCCATCGGCCCGCGGCACCCGCGCCGCCGCCTGGGCGATCCGCTCGCACTCCTCGTTTTTCATGGGGGAGGCGTGCGGATCGCGCCGGGGAGCCTGGGCGCGGGGAGTTCCGGCCAGATAGTCCACCCGGGCGACGGCCAAGGAAATGCCGCCCTTGTCGAAAGGAAAGGTGGAGTCCACCAGCGCGCCGACGGGGAGGGAGTGCCGAACCTCGACGGTCTTCCCGCACCGGATCGCGAAGTAGTCGCCGACCTCGTGGAGGATGTCCTTTTCGGCGCTCATCGGGCCACCGTCCCGAACGCGAACCGCGCGCCCTTGCGAACCACCACGATATTTAGCCGGCCCTTGGAATTGTGGACCTCGTGGAAGGTCCCGCACGGGGAGGCGATGAGCTCGATTTTCGTTCCACAAAGGAAGCGGTCCCCGATCAAGGATTTCATCATGGGGAGGTCGGGAGAGGTGCCGTACACGGTGGCCAGGGTGGGCGCTTTGGTTTTCATGGTTCAAACCTTGGAAATGGTGAAGATGAAGTGTCGCATGTTCAGATCCACCGTTGCTTAAGGTCATATCCGTTACCGTAGAGCACGCCGGCGAGCTCGTGCACGAGGTGGAACCCCATATCCATCCCGCACCCACAGACCTTGACGCCGTCGCCTTTGGAGCGCGCCCAACCAAGGACGGTAGAAACAGCGTAGTTCGGGTGGCATAGGTCGGCGCCCGATCCGGGGTTTCCGGGATCCTGGGGAAGGATCGCGACAACCCCGATTTCCCGCTGCATGCCGGACGCCGAAACGTGGCGAAGAACAGTGTATACGGTGGAGCCCTTCGGGAACCAGCTTTTTAGCAGTTCCTTCTGCTCTTCAACTTCTGCTTTTGTGGGTTTGGTCGACATTGTTTCGCTCCGATTGTTTCGGGCCGTGGGCGGGATCGCCTGGCCTCATGTCTAGTAATCTAAGCAATCTATGTTAGGAAGTCAAGAGGTGGGGTGAAGAAAGGCAAAAAAGTTTTCAGCTGGTGGAGTTACCGCACCTCTCCGGCGTCCGTCAACGGCTTGTCGTCCCGGATCCATCGAATTTTCACCTTGTCGCCGTCGTCCCACAACGTCCGGAGGGAGGAGACCAGCGACCGGGCGGGCGACCCCTCGTACTCAACGCCGGGGACGCCTGAAACCTCCGTGGGGTAGTTGTCGTGGGCGGGGTGGAGGAGGACCCACTCGTACCCATCGCCGCGGTTCACCAAGTAGACCGCACGGCGCCATGCCGGCCCAGCGTTGTCCGTTCCCGTGGCCAGGAGCGCGGCGGGGGCCGTGAGGTCTACCGCCTCCCATTTTCCGCTTTGCAATTGCCGGGTGCCGAAGATGGAGAGGGAGAGGACGGACGATCGGCGGGCGATACGACGACGGATCCACACCTCCGGGGATAGTTTCAGACCAAGGAGATATTCCTCCGGGACCCTTGCCCCCTTGGAAGCGCCCTCCCAGGAGTACACCCCTTGCATTCGCGTATCCTTGAAATCCGCACGCATTCGCACGACGGCGCCGTGGAGGCGATCCAGAGCTACCCCCACGGATTCCGAACAAGTGAACCCACGGATTCCCGCGTTTCGTTTCCGTAGATGGGGGGTGATGAACCCCATATGCAGGGGCAGGGCCCCACGGCTACCCTTGCCCCCGGCACCCACGAGGGAAAACCCGAATTCCCGGGGGTCGACCACCGTACCACCCTCTTGGATCCTGTCCAGGATGTTCACGAGGGCCACGGGTTCCAAGTACTTGGACAGGCCGCGGGCGCCCCCTAAGTACGTCCGACGCTCCGCGCGAATCGGCACCCCCAAACGATCATGCAGAATCTGACAGCGGGTAGGATAGTCCACCACCCCATCCGGGTTGCTCAACGGGGGAAGGGCATCGAAAAAGGGATCCGGGTCGAACCTTTCGCCCCCTGAAAAGAGCTCGCACGCCGGGGAATTCCGAGACCCCCAAAGGAACCGAAAGGCACCCCCACGGGTCGACGCAACGGACAAAAGAACCGCGCGCGCGGTTTCAGGGATCTTCCGGAATTGTGCAGGTTTGGAATCAACATTATCGAATTCCGGATTGAACCCGGGCCGGAATGAGTTTGTGAGTTCCTTTTTCTTTCGTGGACACATTTTGTCTACCACCTATCTGTTGAGTTTAAGTGCCGTCTCCCGCTGGGGCGAGGTTTGGCAGGTGGAGTATAGTGTTTAAGGCTTTAAGAGTCAACACGAAACTAGGTGGATTTTGTGGAGAGTGCGATAGGTGTTAGTGGCGAAGCCCTTAGGTATGGGATAACAGATAATAAAAATGGAGGTTTGTTTGGCAGGTAATCGGCATGGGCAAAGGGTTTGTAGGTGCAAGGTGGTCTAGACGGTTAAACGGCCCCGTTTTTCCTCCTCTCTATTTTACCTTTTAACTCTTATCTTTTTCTCTCTGATCTCTAAAGAGTAGATTTAGGGATAACCAACTACCCCCCAACCAATTTCCCAGACCACCAAAGGGCCGCCGGGCCGTTCACCTCACAAAACACATAACCAATATCCGCCCACCAGCGCCGCCAAACCCGCACCATACCTGCCACTCCAGGCAAAAGAAAAGGGCGGCCCATCCGCCCTCAAACAAAGAAACTTATACCACCCTCAAAACGTGAGGAGAGGGCAGATCTTGTCCAGTTTCTTCGTGCCGATCCCCGAAACCGTGGAGGACAGATCTTGACAGGTTTTGTACGGCCGACCCTCCACGATCCGTTGTGCGATCGCGGGGCCAACCCCCGGAAGGTGCGCCGCCAAAGAGTCGGCCGGAGCATGGTTCACGTCGACCGTTTGGAGGTCCTTTTTGGCGAGGGCGACGGTGGAGAGGAGGGCAACGACAAGCAAAAGATTCGAGATTTTCAAGGGGTGTTCTTTCTGTTTTTCGTGGTTTGGTGCGAATGCCCCACAATCGCCCTAGGGGCGCCCTAGAATCGGTCGCTAGGCGTGGTGGACACGGGGTGGGCTCTGAAAAGCCCGGGAAGGTGCCTCAAATTGACGGGAATCGGGCTACAAACCCAATTCGGCGAGCACTTTTTTGGACAGGTTGACATTTCCATGCCACCCACACGTCCTCGTCGTCGCAACCTGGGCGACCTGTTGCCTGGCCAGCGGCGTGCGAGATTTTTCCAGCGACCAGACGACGGTCACATTTTTGGTGCCGCGGGATTTGTTGTTTGCGTACCAAAAATGGAGGTAGCCCATATTCCCGATCGGATGAGTTTTCACACCTACGTTGGTTTTCATTTTCAGTGCTCCTCTTTCAGGTCGTTTTTTGTCGTTGCGTTGATTTCCCGAACGGCCGCGTAGAATCGTGCGGACAATCGGGGCTTGAAAATCCAGGTCGCCATATCTGGCAAAGGTGCCGCGGGGATCATCGGGAAACCAGATCATCCCAGGGGATGATTCGCGCAAAGGCCGCGCGCAAATTTGCCTCCATCGGGCCCGCGTAGATTTTTGCGATCGGTACACCGTGTCGCACGTATCCGTTGAGACGCGGGGCATGGTTAATCCATCCTCGGGACGGATCCCTGGTCCGCACCGAGTAGGATTCGACTGCACGGAAGATAAGGCCTTCCGGGGAGATCGTGACCGGCGCCGCGATCATTTGGCGTACTCCACGACAACGGATCCGCCCATGCACGAGAGGTAGTTCTCCTCGTTCGCGCGGATGAACTCCAGGGCCGCGGATTTGGTCGGAAACCATTTTCCGATTCTAGCTGGGTACAGTGTGACCCCGCGATCAGGGCATCCGTCACGATGAGTCATTGCCGCGATTTTTCGGCGACCGTTGTAGACGTCGACCTGAATCATCGGGCAATGTGTCTCGTGCGCACGGATTTTTAGGAGGTAGGTTTTGACCGCGGCACTCATTCCTGCACCTGGATTCCGAGGGCGGCCGCGCGGGCCAGCACTTCATCCGCAGTTTTGAAGGAAAGGCGGGCGATTCCGCGGCGCTTTGCTTCGGAATCTCCGAAGGTGGCGCCGAATTTCGCTTTCTCGTGGATAGCGGCGAGAATTTCCGGATCCGTCGTGGCGTACTTCATCGACAACGGAACGCGACCAACGAGACCCCATGTTCCGGACGGGAACTGGTGCAGGTGGGCGGTGGTGAAGCCAGCGGAAAAGGTTGGGGCGTTCACCTGACGACCCAAAAAGCGAGGATGAGAGAGGCGACAACGCCGGATCCGGCGATCTGTGCGAGAGTGTTGTACGCGGTCAAGAGGTCCATTGTCTTTTCTCCGGTTGTTTGAGAGACCTGGTTTAGCTGGCCTCATGTAACTAATCTACGTTCCCGATCCCAAGAAACCTAATAATTTCTTACTTGAGACGAAATCTCTTATTCCGGACAATCCAGGCCGATGTAGCATGTTGCCGCGCGGGCTGGTTCGGCGACGTTTCCGCGGGTCGCAACCTGGACAAGGGTGGGAGTCGGGAGGACGGAAAGGGGGCGGATGGTGGACTCCATTTCGTGGAGGCGTCGCACGGACTCCGCGGGGAGCTCCGCGGAATCGGTAAGCAAGGCGCGGACATGTGCGGCCGCGGAATCGTTCACGGCCTGGACGCTGGCCCAGGGCCAGTCGGACGGATCGATGGTATGGCAGGAAGAGAGGAGGGAAACATCTGAACCTGGGTCGCCGACGGTGTCGATCGCAGTACTGCAGGCGACGGAGTCGGGAGGATCGAGCTCCGCGACGTCGGCGAGGGAATCCTCGAGGTAGATAGCGCACTGTGCCTCGTAATCGGGGAGGCCGCGCGTCGAGTCGATGCGCACGGTAGGGGTCGCGTAGCGCGTCGAGATACCAAGAGTGGCGAGGAGAGCAACGAGAGGGAGGAAGGCGAACATTTTGGAGCTCCTGATTGTTTGGTGAGAGGTTAGGCGATAACGATTTCGAAGACCGCGGAACTATGTGCAGCGTTGAATCGCAACGACTCCAGAGCAGCGAGGCGTGAGGTGCCGCAGTAGATATACTCCACGAGGCCAGACTCCGAGGTCCTGCAGAGGTAGTAGTAGGTTGCCGTGCGGGCGCGGGTCTTGTTGCTCGTGTTGTTCATGTTAGCAACATAGGTTCGCGATCCGCGGAAACCTAACGAAACCGTACTTGAGACGAAATCTCTTTTGAGGAGGGCATGAGGGCATGAGGGCATGAGGGCATGAGGGCAAGGGCGCAATGGTGGGCAGGTAGAGCACGCGCGACGCAAGAGGCGTGCCGATGAGAGGGAGGCGCCGACGGAATCTGTCACAATGCATTAGGCAATAGGGGTCGGAATAGGGGTCGGAATAGGGGTCGGAATAGGGGTCGGAATAGGGGTCGGAATAGGGGTCGGAATAGGGGTCGGAATCATTGTTCCACGCGTGAAACAATCAGGTGGTTTGGCCTTTGGAATGTAGGGTCCTGCTCACCACCTCCAAAACCACAAACCAACTAATGCCAAAGAACTTAGGTTTCTAACCAAAGAGCCAAGCACCAGCGACCAAAGATCCAAGCACCAGCGTCCAAGCACCAGCGACCAAAGATCCAGGTTCCAGCGATCAACGAGCCGCCGACCATCTTCACCTTGTACCCAGAATTCACTCCCGAGTGAATCGCCCATTTCCCACAAAATCAGAAAACCGACCTAAGAAACCTACTTCAAACCCGGCACAGTATTCGCTTGACAAATTTGCCGTGCCAAAGTACGCTCTTTCTCGTGGCACCTCCCAGGAAAAAGTCTTCCGAGCCCACCCCGTCTCCGGCGCCTGCCGCGAGCCCCGCCCCCATCGCGCCCGCAAAGACACCGCCCCCAACCAAGCCCACCGGCTTCGATTTGTACCTTCGCCAGCTTTCCGAGATGCCGATCCGCGAGGACGCGCTCAAAGGAACTGCCCTCACCCCGCAGGATGTCCGAGCCAAAGCCGAGGCGGACCCCGAATTCTCCCTCAAGCTCTCCCAGGCATGGGACATCGGAATCGACGTCGCAGAAGACGCCGCCTTCAAGCGCGGGATCCTCGGGTGGGACGAGCCGGTGTTCACCAAGGACGGCGGACTCGCTGGCTACGTCACCCGCTACGACGGTGGTCTGCTCAAGGAAGTTCTGAAGGCGAACCGAGCGAAGTACCGCGGCGAGGACGCTGGCCGTGCCCGTGGAGTTTCCGACGAGGCTCGCCGTGAAGCAAGCCAGATCTTCTCCGAAGCCGGATCCCTCCCTTGAGATGCGACTTCTACTCGCCTGACCAGCTCCGCCGCCTTGGGAAATACCCACACCTGATCGGCCACCTGGTCGGCAAGAAGAAGCTCACCCCCATGCACTCGGACTGGATCAAGTCCGTCTGGGACCCCCAGACGCACACGGCGATCCAGGCCCATCGTGGCGCGTACAAGACGACCGCCGTCACCGAAATCGGCTCCATCCGGAACTTCCTCCTCCACCCCGACGACCGCGTCGCGCTGGTGCGGGAGACATGGTCCGTCGCCAACGACTCCCTGAAGACCATCGGGCTCTACATGGAGCACGAGTTGATCCAGGAGCTGTTCCGCGCCTTCCACGGGTTCTACCCGGAGAAGATCGTGAACCGCGACGGGCGGCTCACGTTCAACTTCAAGGGATCCATCACGAAGGAAGGAAGCCTCGACGCCTACGGTATCGACACCGTCCCCGTCGGCTCCCACTACGACACGATCCTCGTGGACGACGCCATCTCGATGAAGGACCGGTACTCCAGGGCCAAGCGGGAGAGCACGCGTGCGAACCTGCAGGAAATCCTGACGAACATCTTGGACCCAGGGCGCTTCGCCCGTGTGGTCGGGACCCCGTGGCACAAGGAAGATGCCTGGGAGATGCTGAAGGGGATGGGCATCAACCCCATGAAGTTCGACGTCTTCTCGACCGGGATCCTTTCCCCCGAAGAGATCGAGTTGAAAAAAGCCACCATGACCAAGGCCATGTGGGCGGCCAACTACGAACTCGAGCACGTCAACGCCGACGACATGGAGTTCCAGAACCCCGTGATGGGACCCTGGCAGCAGAACAACTTCCGCAAGGTCGCCCAGCTGGACGCCGCCTACGGGGGACGAGACACCACGGCCCTCACCATCGGGTCGAATCGGGAGGACGGACGCCTCCAGCTGTTCGTCAAGAAGTGGGCCTGCTCGGCTGAGAAGGCCAAGCCCGCCATCATGGTGGAGCTGGAGCGGCGCGGTTGCCACGAGCTCCACCTGGAGACGAATTCCGACAAGGGCATGCTGGCCCGCGTGTTCGAGACGTTCGAGGAGGAGCGTTGGCTCGTATGCGAGTCCTACCACGAGAGCCAGAAGAAGCACGAGAAGATCCACGACTATCTGGGCCACCACTGGCACCAGATCGTCTGGGCGAACGACTCCGACCCGGAGGCGATGATGCAGATCGCGGACTACACCGAGGACGCCGAGCCCGACGACGTGCCGGACTCCGCCGCCTCTCTCCTGCGCGAGGTGTTCTTCCCCGAGGAGGAGAAGACCGCCCGTGTGATGTACTCTTGACCAACGACTGAGGAGATACACAATGGCCAGATGGCAGCAATTCACGAACGGAAACCCCGGACCTCTGGTCGACACCGACCTCGGACAAGGGATCACCACCAACGGCACCTGGTACCTGCTCCAGCAGAACCTGGACAAGAACAGGCCGATCACACTGAGTGCTTCCGTGGAGGTGGCCGGGCACACGGGTACGCTCCAGTTCGTCAGCCAAACCCCCAGCGGCGCCGCGGCGAACTTGGACACCGCCCTCATCCCGGTCAACGGGACTCCCGTAGTGTGGCCCAACGAGTACTCGCTGGAAGGCGATCGCGCGCTGGTCATCACCGGCATCAACGGCACGGTGTACCCTTGGGTCGGCCAGTGAGCACCGGCATCGTCCAACCCCTCGGGAAGCCGCCCAACGCCACCAAGAAGACCGTCACGCGTCCCTCGAAGAGGTAACTCCACGTGCCCAACGAACTCGAAGTCATCCAGGCGGAGCAAGCCGCGGCGGCAAAGGCGATGCAGCGTCGCCCTTCGTTGGGCGCGCGCGTCAACGAGGGGATTCTCCGCGAGGTGTACCTCCACAACGACAGCTTCCGGAACTTCGTGACAGGGTCCGGCGTGCGCGGCAAGGACCGCACGACGGCAAACCAGGTCAACCCGCCGTACATGCTCACCTTCCCCGAGCTCTCCGCCTTCTACATCGGCGACGGGCTGGGGAAGCGGATCGTGAAGATGCTGGCCGACGACGCCACCCGCAACGGGTGGGACATCGACGGCGATCCGGACGGGAAGATCGTGAAGCAGATGGATCGGCTGAAGGTACGCAAGCACTTCGGCGAGGCCCTGCAGTGGACCCGGCTCTTCGGCGGGGCGCTCACCATCCTACTCTGGGACGACGGCAAGCCCCTCTCGGCGCCGTTCAAGTTCGACCCCGAGAACCCGCAGAAGCTCCTGGGCCTGCGCACCCACTCGGCCGCCGAGATCTGGATCATGCCTACGGACCTGGACACCGACCCGGAGTCAGTGCGCTACGATCTCCCCGCATACTTCACCGTCCGGCGCGTCTACGGCCCGCCCTACGAGATCCACTGGACACGCGTGGTGGAGTGGCGTGGTGACCCAACGCCCGATCGGGTCTACCCGGGTATGGACATCTACCGCCGCTACTGGGGGTTTGGAGTCATCCAGGCTGCGTTCGACAGCTTGTCGAACATGGGGCTTTCCTGGAACGCGATCTCGAACCTGATGCAGGAGTCGGTGATCGGAAAGTACAAGATCAAGAACCTGAAGCAGCTCCTTCTCGCCAAGGACTACGGCGCGATCGAACAGCGCATGGCGAACATCGAGCTCTCCAAGAACTACCTCCACGGCGTGATGCTGGCCGAGGACGAGGACTACACCCGCGACAAGCTCGAGTTCGCAGGCGTGGCCGACGTGGTGGATCGGATGATGATGCGGGTGAGCGCGGACGTGAACATCCCCGTCTCGCTCCTGTTTGGCCGCGGCGCTGCCGGGATGAATGCGACGGGCGAGGGAGATGCCCGCCAGTATTACGACAGCGTCGAGGCCCTACAGGGACTCTACCTGCGCGCCCCGGTGGAGGCCCTGACCATGTGGATTGGGGCTTCCGCCCTTCCCGACGTCGACCCGGACGAGTACGCGATCAAGTTCCGCCCAGTCTGGAGCATGAATGAGAAGGACGCGGCCGACGTGCGCTATAAAACGTCTCAAGCAGACAGTCTAGATTTCATCAATGGCATTTTGTCCGCCCTGGAGATCCGCCGGAATCGGTACGGCGGGCGGTACTCGAACAACACCAGCCTCACCGCCGAGGAGGCGAACAACCCGCCGCCGAATCCGTTCTTCCTCCAGCTCGGCCTGGACAACGACGGCGAGCCCCTTCCAGGAACGGTGCAGGGCGAAGAAGATGGAAACTCGGGAACGACCGAGGGTGGGCAGACAACTCCGCACGCCACCGCCTCCAAAACCGCCGCGGCACCCTCCGTGAACCTCAAGGAAGCGACGAAAACCAGGTCCACACCAGGGAGCATCGGCGGGAAGCAGAAGAAGGGCGTCACCCAGCCCGGCGCGAGCGCGGTCCACAAGCCCGGAAGGTCGAATCGAATCACCGGAGACCGAATCGACGCCCTCCGGAAGGCCTTGATGGACCACCAGGACGATCCGGATGCACTTTTGGTGGCGTTGCTCGCGTTCCGGCACGACGGAGGCGACCTCAAGGGCGTTCTGGAGACCATCTTGAAGGAAAACGGGGAGTAAATGGCCGAAATCAGCGACGAAACGCTAGAATTCATCGTCAAAAGGGCAAAATCCATGCATCACGGCTCCATTTCGCTGCACATCAACTCCGACGCACCTTCGAAAGTCGATATCGAGGTCGTGGAGCGGGCCAGATTCAGGACCGATGACGAAGTTGCGAGCCCTCCCAAGCCCGTTTTGAAGTCCGACAGGGCCACCAGCACCACCTCGAACTCCCTTCGAGCGGGGTGAGCAGAAAGTTGTTGGATTTTCAGAGTTGTGAAACTATATTCTGAGCCTAACGCCGCCTGTTCACGGTGGCCGGACTGCGTCCGGCCACCGTGAACAGGCGGCGTTAGGTGTGATTTTCTTGCATTTGTTCATTTCACCGACGAACTGGGAGATTTGAAATGGGAAGTCCCTTTGAGACCTATTCCCCGAAGAAGCCAGGCCACAAGAATCCCAAGGATGTGAAAGTCCGTGGCGTCTTGATCTGGGGCCCGCAGGGTTGCGGAAAAACAAAGAATGCCGACATTCTCCTGGAGCACTTCGGCAAAAAGCGTGTGATGGAGGAGTGGGAAAATCACGACGTTCCCGCCGACTCCATCGCGCTGGCTTGCGAAAATGCGAAGGACATTCCTGGAGCCATTTCCTTCTGGGAAGCATTACGCCTCGTGTGTGACCGAAAGATCGCACAGCAGAGCAAGGCGTAGAAAGTACTCCGCCTTGAGCTTCTTGGTTTTCGGGGGAGCACCTCCCCAGTACAGATACACGCTCGAGATGTCTTCAGACCCATTGAATGAAATTTTGGCGGCAGTTTTCGGCGGCAATTTTTCAAATCGGATATTTTCGAAGATCGGCGCATTTTGGCGATTCCTCACCGTGTGGGTTCCGTCCGAATTTGCTTGGATGTGGTACGGAAGGATTGCTTCGCGAAAAGTGGAGTGGCTCATTTCGTTCCTTTGTTGTTTGCTGTTCGGCTGCTCATTGCAGCTATTTTGTGGTTATTCATTTGCAGCCATTACCATGATTTGTTCATTCCACCGACGAACTGGGAGATTTTAAATGTGGATCGTTGATTTGTGGCTCCAAATCTTTCCGTGGGTAGGTTCGGCAATAGGTTTTTGGGGGTTGCTGAAGGTTCTGGATGTCATCTGAGCTGTCGTTCAGCAATGCACAATAACTCCAATACGGCGACGTTGAATGCGTTCCAATCAGGGGAACTCCAAACATTCAAATCGTCTTTCCCAGGCTTCTTCTTGTCTAGTTTCATGAGTAATTGGAATAATGCTGAGGATTCATACCGGAATAGTTCAAAATCCATTGTTGCTTTGTTCCATTTCATCGCTGCGCCGCGTAGGCGTCCACCTAACGGAGCCTGTTCTCCGGGTGGAGCGCAGCGGAATCCCGGAGGAACGGCATTGTTAGGTAGAATTTCGTTCATTTTGCTGTGTGGTGGAATTGCCTTCGGAATGGAAATTCCAAGATCCGGATTCGATGCCGGTGATTACGCATTGAAAAGTATCGAGATGGGGCACCCCAAAAGAATCAACGTAGGTGGCTCGTCCGTACACGAAGTAGGGGAGGTGAAGATCCTCTTCTTTGGGTGCATTGAGCGTGCAGACACTGGCTGGCGCGATTACACCGAGGTGACGAGGCTCCCCGGGAATTCTTTGGAGAACCTCGGTAGTCTGTGCGACCTCTCCGCAGGATGCCCAGACTTCAGCGGATCTAGCTGGGGCCAAACCTTGGTTTGTGATCGTGAGGACTGTACTGTTTCTTTTGTAAAGAATGTCCAAAATCTGAATTATCGGTTGTTGCGCGGTAGGGTTGGGAAGTCGCTGCGTGGCAGCGGTAATAATTTGCGGCGGGGCTGTGCTAATCGGTTGTTGGTCGGCAGCGCCAGCCTTGGGAATACCTCGGCGATTTCGGGAGTTGAGCCATCTGAACGCAGCGATAATGGGAGCTGGGCCAAAGAGCGCCGGAATCAAAGCCGCGATGGCAGCAACAGCTACCCAAATGAGTGCCCAAGGAGAGTCTATCTTTTTGCCGCTATTTGCTACTTGGTTACTCTGGCCCTCAATGGAATCGTGTTTTGTGGTAGAATTTACGCTGCGCTGTGGACTGCCGAGAACTACCCGGGGACGGGGCGGCACAGAATCCACCTTCGCTGGGTGTTTATCAGTGCCGGGCTGATTGTGGACAGCGCTTTCCATCTTGGGATTGCGTACAGAGTCTTTCGGGATGGAGTCTTTAATGCGTGGTATTGAATCAGCACCAGCAATAGAAATTGCGATGAGCAGTATTGCCGCTATTTTCACGATTTGTTCATTTCGTTCATTGCAGCTATTCCCATTGCAGCTATTTCGTTCATTGCAGCTAAATCCCGCCCGGAGGGTCCACCTAACGCTCCGTCTTCACCGCGTCCCACGAAGTGGGATCGTCGGTGGAAGCGGATTGTTAGGTGGGGTTTGTTCACTTGTTTTGTCATGTTGCGGAATTGCCTTCGGAATGGACGGTGCAGGTAGGGTGCCTGCCGGGCGGGTATCCGACAATGTATTGGAAAGTAGTTGTTTGATTCTCGCCAAAAATGTCGGTGTAGCTGATCGTGCCATAGATAAAGAATCCAGTTACTGGGCCTCTGCACGGGTGCGCACAGGCAGTGGTTTTGGCAGGGTTGATAACTCCGCGTTCAAATACCTGCCCTTGAGGATCTCCTCTGAGCGTAGTAGAGTCCTTCGAGGGAGAACCCCAGTCAAGCCAGACTTTCACATCACTAGCGGGCGTTTGCCCATAGTTCTTAATTGTGAGCGTGGTGTGGGGATCGGCAAAAATCAGATCCTCGACACCAACGTAGCCCCGAAGTTGCCGATTTCCGTTAGTGCGAGTAATCCAGGCAGTCCAGATACCAGCGGCGAGAGCCCCCAATGCGATGAGCGCCAGAATATCATTACCATAGTCTGTAGCAAGCACCTTGAGGAAATTTGCAGCTGGGAAAAGTTCATCGGATTTCTTGGGATCATTATTTTTGGCCCCTGTATCGGTATTTCCTTCGCGACGCTTGGCCGTATCTCCGCGCTTCGATGGATGATTGGGGGTTTGGGTATCGTTTGCGGTATCTTTTGCTGCTATCTGTGCGGTAATGTGCGAAGTATAGTGAACATCCCTTATCTCTTGGGAATGTACCGATGACGCTATTGCAGCTATCAAAGTTGCAGCTATTTTGCGGTTATTCATTTGCAGCTATTTCCATTGTTGCTTTGTTCATTTCATCGCTGCGCCGCGTAGGCGTCCACCTAACGCCCGCTCTTCACACGGTTCCGGCTTGCCGGAATCCGGGTGGAAGGCGCGTGTTAGGTGTGATTTGTTCATTTGTTTTGCTATGTGGCGGAATTGCCTTTGGTGTGAGCAACGCATCGAAGAATCCCACTAGGGCCTTTCTGAATCGAGTACTGGAATGTCGTCACTTGCCGGTTCCCAAAGACATCGGTGTAGCTGATTTTACCGTTCGCAAAAAATTCCTCGGTCAATCCGACTCGAACACTTTTCCGGTCCAAGGTATCCCCGGGCCACATGAGATCTCCGTCGGAAATACCGTGCTTCGGAAGCCACTTTATCAGCGCAGGCCATCTTTCTGTATCGGGACAATCACACCAAATGCGCACTTTCTTTGCCGGCGTCAATCCGTAGTTCTTAATGGTGAACATCACGCAGGAGGTGCTGAGACCAAACTCGGAAATTCCAAGATATGCGCGCAGCTGCCTACGTCCCACACTCTGCGTGTTTCGGGCAACAAAAATGCTGATGCAGACGCCAATTGCCGCAATAATCGTAGCGATTCCCGAGAGCAGGTCTTTGTTGTCCACGAACCACTGCTTTATTCGGCAGTAGGGGTAGTTGCTTTCTTTCTCCTGGCAGTTTTCGGTATTTGTCGTGGTTACGATCTTGACTACTGGGGTATCGACCGCTTCGATAGACAGTGGGGCTTGACCTACATGGTGGCGGCGGTAATCGCTCGAATCATTTCCTTTTTTCTCTACTTGTTTGGAATTGGGTGCGCCATTTGCTTTGTCATCAGCATTGCCGCTTTTTTGACCGTAGACGTTTGCAAATGAAAATGCAGCTATCAAAATTGCAGCTATTTTGCGGTTATTCATTTGTTGCTTTCATTTTGCAGCTATCTCATCAATCGCTGCGCCGCGTAGGCGTCCACCTAACGGAGCCTGTTCTCCGGGTGGAGCGCAGCGGAATCCCGGAGGAACGGCATTGTTAGGTGTAATTTCGTTCATTTTGCTATGTGAAGGAGTTTCCTTTGTCGTGGGGGCCGGATTTGTGAATCCCAGGAATGTCCATCACGAAGTATTGGAATGTGGTGGTGTGGGATTTTTTGAAAATATCGGTGTAGGTGAGCACACCGCGAAAGGTAAACGGGCTCTCGAGGCCATTCCGATCCACACCTCTTCGCGTCAGATTTCCAGGCCACAAAGTTCCGGCAGACACATCATTCTCGCGAAAAGTTTTGAGATCTTCGGTAGACAAGGCAGTTTCCCCACAGTTCGCCCAAACCAGAACATCTTGGGCCGGGGTTTGCCCGTAGTTGCTAATGCCGAACGTCACCTTGTCGGCGTAGCTTCGCACATCGGTGATTCCAACGTAAGCCCGAAGCTGCCTATTGGCAGTATCCGAAGTGATTCCAATAAGGTTTTTGCTCTCCCTAATTTGCGACGCAGCTCCGTTTCGTGTGACTCGGAACAGGTTGCCGGTGTAGTGCAGAGCGCGTATGGAGATACACAGGGCTCCGAGGGAAACCCCCAGCGCACCGAACATACCGAGGGCGGCAATGACATCTTTCCATTTTGTAAAGAATGGCTCATTTGCGGTGGAATTTTGCTTATCTGCCTTGGGGCCTTCATCGGCCATCTTGACAGGCGGTATGATCGTCGGACTGAAGACTACGCAAATTGGATTCTTAATTACGAGGGAGTCAACGGCGAGTATGCCAACCCTGGCGATAGGCTTTTGAGGTACAATCGTGTTTGCTTTAAGCACATGGACTCTAGTACCCTTCCATTGGCTGGCGCTATCTGCATGTTTGTTTTCGGGGTTATTTTCTTGTGCGTAGGCATTGGGTACTGACCATGCGAATGCAGCTATCAAAATTGCAGCTATTTTGCGGTTATTCATTTGCAGCTATTTTCATGGTTTGTTCCATTTCATCGCTGCGCCGCGTAGGCGTCCACCTAACGCTCCGTCTTCACCGCGTTTGGCGAAGCCAAATCGCCGGTGGAAGCGGATTGTTAGGTGGGGTTGCAGGAGGGGTTGAATCATGTTTGTGAATAAGTGGGCTATCTATCTGCAATTCACTTGCTTTTTTCTTTTGTTTGTAAACGGTATCTACAACTCTTGGAGTATCCACGGGCTTGCGTATAGGCAGTGGCTGTGGATTCTGAATGCTCTGGGGTGTCTGAACGTATCTGCGTGATCGAAGAGCTAACCTCGGAAAAATAAGTGAGGACCCTGTGATAGAGTTTCTTCAAGGTCTTGGTGGTCTGTTTTTGGAGTTGTATTTATTTTTGAGTCCTTGGGCGGAAAATTCCAAGAAAACCAGACAATAGCCCCACCTCGAGCTGGCGCTCTAAAAGCTGGAGTAGCGTACTGGCTTTATTCCGAAAATCATTGAAGTTCGGAGAGCAGTATTTGTCGAAGTCGTCAGCATCCGCCCCG